AACCAATTAGGTTCTGACTATAAAGGTAACTTTATGTATGAATTTATTTTTGGTGATGAAAAAAATTGTGAAGGTGAAGATTGGGACTCAAAACCCGCAAATGGATACCCAAAACCACCAAAATTGGAACATATAAAAAAAGTCGGTATTTTGAAGAATTCTAAATTAAAAATGGAATTGATTCAAAATTCTGATTTTTTTTCTTTTTTTGATGCTGTAGATAAAGTTATTGCTTTAGGTTGGGAAATGGATGATGATTTAGATTTCGATAGAATAACTAGACTAGTCTTTCATTTTGGAATGACCCTTAAAGAAGTTGAAGATAAACTTTATGAACGAGACCTAATCCTTGAATTTGAAAAAAATTTAGTTTATGAAAAAGAATAAAAATATTTTAAAAATTAACGAATCTGATTTAAAAAAGATTGTTAATGTTTTATTACAAGAAGCCACCACTAAAACTCAAACTGTTAAAATAACTGATTATACCGCATCTGAAGTTGCAGATATGCAAAAGAAAGGTGAGGGTGTTAATGTATCAAATGGTGAAGTAACACCAACACCTGGTGGTGGAGTAAGAGTACTACAAAAGTCAGGTAAATCTGAAGCGCCTAAAAACAAAGTAATCAAAGATGGTGAAATGTCAGAGGGTAAAAAGAAAAAGAAATCGAAATATAACCCTTGGGCTATTTGTACAGCACAACTAGGTAAAGAGTTTAAAACTACTGAAAGAAGTGAGTGGTCAGCAAAACAAAAAAATAAATATGAAAGATGTGTTAAACAAGTTAAACAAGATGTTAATGAGGGTAAAAATCCTTATATGACAATTCTTGAGTCTAAATTTGAGAACTTGATTAAAAATAACATACAAGGTAGAATCACTAAGAAAAATTTCGTATCTTTGCTTGAAACAAAATCAAAAGATATGGAAACAACTATTAATTTAATTGGTAAACCTAAGATGAATAAACCAATTGGTCGTATCATTTATGGTAAGAGTGAAATGTCTGAAACTGAGACAGCTCCAGCTAAACCAAAAGTTAAACCTGGAACTGAAACAAGACCAAAACCATCACATCCTGGAAGAAATCCAAGACCAGGTGAAGGTCCGGCACCAGCTAAGGCTAAAAAAATTGAAACTAAAGAAGTTTCTAATTCACAAATGCAAAGAAAGAAAGACGAATTTATGTCGGCAATTAACAAAATTTTAAAGAAATAAAAATGGCAAAGAGAAATTTAAGAGAGGCACCAATAAGTTATCCTGAAGGGTTTCCTGAAAGGATGGACCCAAGGACTGAAAGAAAATTAGGTTCACCTGAAAGTTTATTTGCTAAAAATCCCGCTTTAAAAAGAGGGGTTGCAGATGTCGAAAGAATGTCATCAAAAAGATTTGAGAACATTGTTAGAAAAGCAAGACAAGCACATGGTAAAGAATCATTAGGTAGTATCGAAGAAATTCGTACTTTGTTTATGTCTATGTATTCTTTAGTTAAAGAAATTATGAGGTTAGAGTCACCTCATAAAAAATATCTTAAAGATTTGGCATTAAGAGTTGCGGCTGAAAAAACTGGTATTGATAAAGATTGGTTTCAGTATGAACTATCATTAGGACAAGAAGAAACCGATTTTTCCGCACCAAATTTCCAAATGGGACCAAAAAAAAGAAAGGAACGAAAAAATGTTCCTGATTTTGAAAAATATGGAGAACAAGCATTTGACCCTGATTTCCCAACAGAGGAAGAGGAATTCCAACAACACGTTCAGATGAGAAATTTGGCAAATGCAATTACCCAAGGTGAAGCTAAAAAAGGTCATTACTATTTTGAAGACCCATCAATTAAATCTCAGTTAGATAGAAAAAGTCCACAACTTGCATCATTGTACTCAAAATTAATGACCATGTTGGATATCTCTTATTTTACTATGGAGGATTTCATTGAAATGGCGACTCAAACAGGACAAGGTGTTGCGGGTAGTGTTAATTTAGAAGATGCTGACGAAGAAGAAAATGATGAAATGGGTGGAGGAGAACCTGATGAAGATGCTCCTGATACAAAAATCGTAGCACAAGGAATCATTTTCCCAATATTAGTACACGAAATTATTAAGGGTATTGAAGAAGCTCCAACAAGAGAACAATTTAGAGAAACTGAACCAGGTTATGCTGGTGAAGTATATGGTCAAACTGATACGTTTGAGAATGAAATTATGCAAATCCGTATTGGACCTGAAGTTGTGGATGCTTTAAGGAATGTATTACCAATAGAAGCATTGGAAAATTCAAAAGTTAATCCTTGGTTTAAAAAATTGTTATATTCAAAAAAACCAAAAGAATTCCTCAATTTAATGTCTTTGGTGATTTCCGATGACCCAAAAGATATTAGTAAAGCTAAATTGGAAATGAAAGAGATTGTAAGAGATGCTATGGATATGTTACAACAATATGAAGAATACAAACAATCGAAAAATATTAAACCGGGTGACGATGATATCTCAGGGTTTTTGGATAGTTTAGGTATTGATTTATCTGATGACTAAATTTCATTGCCATATCTAGGTATTTATCAGATATGGCAATGACAAAAGAAGAATTAATAATTGAGTACACAAGGTGTATGAAGGACACTCCATACGCCTTAAAAACTTATCTACAAACTTATGATAATACTGTTTCTCAGTATGTTCCACTAGAATTATTTCCTGACCAAATAACACTTGTTGAGGATTATGAAAACTTTAATGAAAATATTGCGTTAAAGTATCGTCAGGCAGGTGTGTCAACAGTAACTGCCGCATGGGCATCAAAGAAATTAGTATTTGCCAAAAAGAATAAACCTGAAAAGGTTCTTATTATTGCAAACAAATTAGATACTGCCGTTGAGATGGCTAACAAAGTTCGTGGTTTCACCGAACAATGGCCAAAATGGGTAGGGGTTACATTTTCTGCTGAAAAAAATTCACAAAGACACTTTAAATTAACAAATGGATGTGAGGTTAAAGCCGTAGCAACATCCACCGATGCCTTACGTGGTTACACACCAACAATATTGGTGTTTGACGAGGCAGCATATATCGAGGCAGATGGTGACTTTTGGGCAGCTTGTATGGCATCTTTATCAACAGGAGGTAAGGTAATAGTCATTTCAACCCCAAATGGTTATGACCCAATATACTATGAAATTTTTGACCAAGCACAAAAAGGGATGAACGATTTTAAAATCTCCCCAATGGTTTGGTATAAGGACCCAAGATATAATAAAGACCTACAATTAGTTAAATGTGATGACATCATTCATTATTTTTTAAATCGTGAGGAACATTTAAATGATGAAGTAATTGATTTTTCAGACAAAGTTAAAGACTATGTTGAAGTTAATTCTTTAATTGGTCAAGGTTACAAACCAACCTCATCTTGGTATGAGAAAATGGTTAAAAAACTTAAATACGACAAACGTAAAGTTAATCAGGAATTAGAATGTGCTTTTTTAGGTTCTGGTGATAACGTATTTGATAGTAGACTTACTGAAGACATTAGAGCCAATATGGTTAGAGAACCACAAGGTAAGATGGTTAGTGGTGGATTATGGATATGGAAAGACCCACTTGAAGGTCATAGGTATATTATGGGAGTTGACGTAAGTCGTGGCGATAGTGAAGACTATTCTACGTTTCAAATTATTGATTTTGAAACAAGGGAACAAGTTGCTGAATATATTGGAAAACTTCCACCTGACACTTTGGCGGAACTATGTTATAAATGGGGAACTATGTATTCAGCATTTATTGTTGTTGATATTACAGGAGGTATGGGTGTCACTACGTCAAGAAAATTACAAGAATTGGGTTATAAAAATTTATATATTGATGGATTAGATTCGACAAATAGATGGAAATATGACCCAAAAATGAATGAAAAAATACCAGGAATTAACTTCAATAATAAACGAGTTCAAATAATTGCGGCATATGAGGAATATTTAAGACACGGGTTTAAGGTATATTCATCAAGATTGTTAAACGAGATGAATACTTTTGTTTATGTTAATGGAAGACCTGACCACCAAAAAGGACAACACGATGACCTAATTATGTCAATCGCAATTGCTTGTTACGTTGGTGAAAATTCATTTTCTTCTTTAACCAAAGTTACAGAGCAAGCAAAAACTATGTTAGAGTCTTGGTCAGTTGCCGAGAATGAAAATGTATCAAAAAGTATAAACCAAAATACATACGTCCCTTCGTATGTTGTTGGAGGACAAAACCACCCTATGGAGTTTTCAAGAGAAGACTACGCAAAATATGGTTGGTTGTTTGGAAGTAGAAGATGATGTATTTATAAAAAAATGAATAGGGTTAAATTTTAATATGGAAAATAATCAAAAATTAACAGTTTGGCAAAGATTATCGCAGACATTCGGTCCAAATTCTTTATTAGGTCAAGACTATCCAGTCTACAAATTTGATAAAAAAGAATTACTAAAAACCACGTCAAAAGGTGAATATGATTTAGCAAAACTACAAGCACAACAAACATTTTATCTCGCTAACCAGTGGGCTAAAATTGAAAATAATTTATATACTCAAGGAGTATATTTTGAACCCACTAGATTGGCATCATATTATGATTATGAATCTATGGAATATACTCCTGAAATTTCGGCATCTTTAGACATTTATGCTGAAGAATCCACAACCCCTGACCAAAATGGTCATATGTTACAAATATATTCTGAGTCTAAAAGGATTAAATCAGTATTAACTGATTTGTTCAATAATGCATTGGATGTCAATACTAACTTACCTATGTGGATAAGAAATGTTTGTAAGTATGGTGATAACTTTGTTTACTTACGATTAGACCCTGAAAAGGGTGTCGTTGGGTGTTCACAACTACCTAACATTGAAATCGAAAGGATTGAAAGAGGAATGAAGGGAAAATCTAATTTGGATAATGCTGACGTAGAGACAAATGGTTTAAAGTTTGTTTGGAAAAATAAAGAAATGGAATTCAATACTTGGGAAATTGCACATTTTAGATTGTTAGGTGATGATAGAAAACTTCCTTATGGTACATCGATGTTAGAAAAAGCGAGACGTATTTGGAAACAATTATTATTGTCTGAAGATGCAATGTTAATTTACAGAACATCTAGAGCACCTGAGAGAAGAGTATTTAAAGTATTTGTGGGTAATATGGATGACAAAGATATTGAACCATATGTACAAAGAGTTGCCAATAAATTTAAAAGGTCTCAAGTTGTTGATAATAAAACGGGTAATGTGGATATGAGGTTTAATCAAATGGCGGTTGACCAAGATTATTTTATTCCTGTTAGAGACCCAGCGGCACCAAATCCAATTGACACATTACCCGGAGCTACAAACCTATCTGAGATTGCAGATATTGAATACATCCAAAAGAAACTACTTACTGCACTTCGTGTACCTAAAGCATTTTTAGGGTTTGAGGAAGTGGTTGGGGATGGTAAAAACCTTTCATTACTAGATATTCGTTTCGCTAGAACTATCAATAGAATTCAAAAGTGTGTATTGGCAGAATTAAATAAAATTGCAATTATCCATTTGTTCTTATTAGGGTTTGAAGATGAACTTAACAATTTTAATTTAATGTTAACCAACCCATCTTCTCAGGCAGACTTGTTAAAAATTGACATTTGGAAAGAAAAAGTTGTATTGTATAAAGATGCGGTCACACCAATTGAAGGTATAGCACCGACCTCAGTATCTTGGGCTAAAAAAAATATCCTTGGGTTTTCTGATGAAGAAATTAAACTTGATATCCAACAACAACGTGTTGAGAAAGCCGTTGCGGGTGAGTTAGCGGCAACTGCTGAGGTTATAAAACATACAGGATTATTTGATAATATTGACAAGTTGTATGGGTCAACAAGTGGGACTACTACAACACCTGAAGCTGGAGGTGGTGAAGCTGGAGGAGGCGGAATGCCTAGTGGTGATTTAGGAGGGGGATTAGGTGAACCAGCGGCAGAACCTACACCTGAACCAGCGGCAGAACCAGCAGGAATTACACCCGAGTCAAAGGAAAAACAATTAAACATCTTACTAGAAACAATGGATGATGATTATTTTAATTTTGATAAAAGTAGTGACTCGTTAACTGAAATGGAAAATAAACTAAATAAATTGCTTAAAGATTAAAAATGTCAACTCCACTCCCGACGGGAACAATACCCCTAACACCAACACCATCTAGTACCCCATTGATTCAGTTCAAAGGGTTATATGTAAATGACTATGATACAATAATTAATAATGGTTCAGAAAAAAATAATTTAAAAATATTCACAGAATATTTTGGTTTTAATGCGTTATATTTTTATGATTTAACACCCATATTAGCTAGTAGTTCAGGTCGTACAAATGTTAGGGCTTATAACGTTTCTGTTAGAGAATCGGGAGTATTGGAAGTTGGTGGTATTGGGGGTAGTAGTAATACTTTGGTTGGTACTGGAACAACTGGAAATAATTCACGTTATTTCTTTAATACGGGTTGTACTAGTTCGGCAGAAACTTTTAATGTATTTAATTTAGAGAATGAATTTTGGAATTATCCTGATAATGTTGGGACAGTTCCGTTTTTAACATATAGGGATGAAATGTTACAAGTGTCTGCAGTTACATCAGGTACTAATGTTACTTTTGATGCTTATATTGGACTGATAAGGGATGAGACTTCGGCTTATACCCCATCACAAATTTCCACGTTTTTAGTTAATAGAACAGATAGGATTTTGTTAACTTGTTACATAACAACCAATCAATTTACGGCAACCACAAATTATGGATTAACCACAATTGATGAAGAATTAGAATTATTAGGTTATGCGGCATCAGGGTCAAATAGGAATGTTGAAATAATAATAATTTATCATGGTGGAACTTCATATATGCACTCATACTTTGAGGAGTTTGGATTTGAACAGGCATATCTAAATTTTAAAAATGCTTACGATAATTGGGTGTCTCCCGCAAAAAGTAATATAGAGCTAAAGGGTTATATGATATATGGATACCAACAAGTTAAAGACATTCCTGTATTTGTAACCCCAACACCAACGGTAACTAGCACCAAAACCTTAACACCAACGGTAACTCCGACTAAAACAGTTACTCCAACTAGAACCGCAAGTGCAACACCTACTGTAACTAAGACACCTACACCTACACCGACAAAAACAACTACACCAACATTAACCGCAACTCCAACTAGAACCGCAACTCCAACAAGTACCAATAGTTGTTTATGTTATAATTTACAAAATACGACAACAACAACAAAAAATGTCACATATACCAATTGTAATAATGTTTTAACAACAATCATAGTACCATCTAATTTTACAAGTAATAATTTTTGTGCGAAATCTGTACAAAATATGTCAGGTATTATAATTAATACGGTGGGCTCTTGTTTAAATAATTCTTGTCAACTATATCCGACACCAACACCAACGCTAACTAGAACTGTAACCCCGACAAATACATTTGGATTAACACCAACAAATACCTCAACACCATCAAGAACACCTACTTTAACACCTACAAACGTCTGTATTTGTTATCGTGTGAGGAACAATACCGTAACCACAAAAACTTTTTCTTATTTAGGGTGTAATGGAGGGGCATCTAATACTTTTGTATTACCAAATTCATTTAGTAATAATTTCTGTGCTAGACAACTACCAGTAGTTACTACAGGACTCCAAGTATTATATGTCGGGACTTGTGTAAACGGAAATTGTTCACCAGCACCAACACCAACACCAACATTGACTAGAACGGCAACTCCAACTAGAACGGCAACTCCAACTAGAACAGCGACCCCAACTAGAACGGCAACCCCAACTTTAACGAATACCCCAACTAGAACTACAACACCTGGAATAACCCCAACCTTAACAAATACTCCAACAAGGACAGGAAGTCCAACACCAACTAGAACAAGCACACCAACACCAACTAGAACAAGTACACCAACACCAACATATAATTGTTTGTGTCATCGTTTACAAAATACAACAACAAGTGCGATAGTAGTAACTTATACCAATTGTTCAAATCAAAGCACTAATATTGTAGTTGGTGCCAATACCACAACTTCTAATTTCTGTGCTAGTAGTGTACCAAATGTGTCAGGAATTATAAAACAAACTTTAGGGTTATGTGTAAATAATCAATGTGCATTAACACCAACACCCACAGCGACAAGAACAAGTACTCCAACACCAACAAGGACTATAACACCTACACAATCTTTTAATCCAGTACCAACCGTGACACCAACAAGTAATTGTTTATGTTTTAAAGTTGTCAACACTGGACAAACTACAGGTGTTATTACATTTACGCAATGTAATGGAAATACCAAAAATGAAGTAGTTCCGGCAAATAGCGGAACTCCAAAATATTGTAAAGTTGGTAATATAAGCGGATTAACGGCTAATATGGCAGTGGCTTTTTACGGGGCTTGTATTGGTGGAGTTTGTCCACAATAATTTAATCGTAAATTGATATATTTATAAATAAAAAAATGAAAATAGGTCTAATAAAATCAAAAGTTGAGAAGATTCTAGTTGAATCTATGTCTGATAACACCTTTAAAGACAAGATTAAAACTTTTAAGTCTTTAGTTTTAGAGGATAAAAATATTGCAAAAGCATTTTATCTTTACGATATTATGGATAGAAAAAGAGGACTAAATCCAAACGATGCAGATTTATTCATTAATGAGTGTATCAGACAATTTGAGAAATTAAATTTTAACTCCAAAAAAATTTTACAACTTGAGAGTTGGGTAAAGGAAATTCCCACTGAGTCTAACACATATGAGATTATAGATAATATTTTTAATGAGGATTTGGATATTGAGAAAATTTTAGAGGCAAAAAAAACAATAACTAAAAAAATTATTTTAAAGGATAAAAAAACTGACACACCTAGTATACCTTTAAATAAAGTTTATGAGATAGCCGAAAACACTACTAAGGAGTATTTGTCAGATTTATCTGAAAATGAACTAAAAACTTTAAATAAGTATTTGACACTAACTGAATCTGAAATAGTATCTAAATACGATTTATTATCTGAAATGACTATTGAAAAATTAGACGAATTGGTCTCTATTTCAGACACACCAACTAAAGAAAAAATAACTGAGACAATTGAGAGAATTAAAACTGAACCAAAAAATCAGATTAATTTAATGAAATTGCGTCAATTATTTAATAATCTTTAAAATTTTTGTTTTTTTTATAATTGTTAACTATATTTTGATACAAATAAACAAGTATTAAAATGGTTAATGAAAAAAGGAAAAAGTATTAAACTTACAGGTTATAAGTCATTTAAAGTAAGTTACGGAACAGTAGATTTTAAAAATCTTAAATCAGTATATCTAAACATTCAATCTTGGGTAGAACCAAAAGATTTCATAGAAAACGCTGAAAAAATAATTAATCATCTTACTAGAACAATTAAATTAACAATAGGTGATTTAATTGATAGAAATTTATTTGAATCAAATTTTATATGTGATATGGATTTGAGGTCTAGTGGGGTGATGTTTGGTAAAAAGTCTTTTATGAATCTAGAATGTGTATTTTACACAACTAAACACTATGATTTTAAATGTTTAGAATTAAAAAATCATATGAAAAAGATTACTGATTCAGTTATAAAATATTGTCTAAAAAACAATAAACATTTCAATTTTTCTATTTCTAAAAAAGAGGACTTTGAAGTTATTCGTAATTAATATATTTATAATAAAAAATATAAGATGAATAATTTAAAAATATTAGGACCTACTGATTCTGGAAAAGGTATCCTAATTGAATACGACGCAGGATACATCAACCCTAGAGAAAATGGAAATGCTGAGATAATAAAAGAAAATAAAAATTTTTTAGATTACTCTAAACCATTTGAGTTTTACGCAGTACTACAGAAATATAATACTCCAAATAGAAACGGAAGGGTTTACCCTGAAAAAATTCTTAAAAGAGAAGCTGAGAACTATAAAAAAATGATTGCTAAGGGTGTTTCACTTTCTGAGTTGAATCACCCTGAATCATCATTAATAGATTTAGATAGAGTTGCACACATCATAACAGATGTGTGGTGGGATGGTAAGATTTTAATGGGTAAATTAAGATTGTTAACCTCACCAGGTTTTCATGAAAGAGGTATCTGTTCAACTAAAGGAGATTTAGCCGCAAATTATTTAAGACAAGGTGTAACCCTTGGTATTTCTTCTCGTGGTGTAGGGTCATTAAAAAAGGTCGGAGAACAAAATGAAGTACAAGATGATTTTGAATTAATATGTTTTGACCTAGTATCCTCCCCATCAACACCCGGGGCTTATTTATTCTCAAATCCTGAGGATAGAAATAATTTTGAGGAGAATTTAGATGAGGAAAACAAAATGAAAGCATCTAGAACTCTAACAGGTGGTGAAGATTCTGCAAATAAATCTTTAGATTTAATGAAAAAACTTTCCGCATACCTTGATAGGTAATTTTAATTGTCGTATATTTTTAAAAAAATAAATTATGGAAATGGACGAAAAATATTTTGTGGCAAAAATTCAGTATGATTTGCCAGATGAAAACTCAGGAAAAATTAAAAAGGTAAGAGAAGAAAAACTCGTAAAGGGTTATAATGTAACAGACGTGGAGGCAAAAGTTACTAAAGCGTATGAATCCTTTAGTTATGATTGGAGAATTACTTCAGTTGCTGAAAGTAAAATCGATGAGATTTTCGAATAAATTATAATCGTATTTAATGTTTTCAAAAGGAGGTTTTTACCTCCTTTTTTTATTTTATAACATATTTATTATCTAGAATTAATCAAAAATTAATTTTTTATAAAAAATAACATATTTATAAAGAAAACATAAAATGAGTGATAAAAAATCATTAGTCGAAGAAGCGGTACTCCAAATGAAAAATTTGGAAGATGTAATCGCTGAGAATGCAAAAGGAATACTTGCTTCAACAATGAAGGAAGAAATCAATGAACTAGTAAAAGAATCCTTAAAGGAACAAGACGACGAAGAAATTGATGTTGACACTATGGATGTTGATGATGCTGCAACAATGGATACCGATGAGGTTGATATTGATAATGTAGAGGATACAGATATAGACGATACAGATGTTGATTTGTCAGTTGACGATGAAGAGGAAGTTGTTAAAGATTTAACAAATGCCCCTATGTCAGACGTTATCAAAGCATTCATGGAAATGGGTGAGGATGATGGTATCATTATTAAAAAAAATAGTGACGATACTATCTCATTATCAGATAATAACACTGATAAAAATTACCTAATCAAAATGGGTGAGTCAGTTACTAAAAATCCAAAAAACAAACTTAACGAAATGGAATCAAACGAAGAAATGTTCGAATCTGAAGAGTTTACTCCAGAAGAAATGGATGAACTTCTTTCTGCAATATCTAATGTGTCAGACAATGACAATTTAGATAATAATAATGATGATGACGAATTCGAGTTTGATAACGAATTCCAAGAGTCTTATATTGATGAGATTGATGAAATGGATGAGATGGACAACATGGAAATGTCATCTGAAGAAACAATTTACGAAATTACTTTGGACGAAGAAATGGACGAAGAAATGGATGAAGAAATTGACGAAGAAATAGATGAGGATTACGACGAAGAAAATGAAGAAATGACAAATGAAAGTATTGGATTCAAACCTAAAGGTAAAGGATTCGGTAAACCAAAGTTTAATTACAAGAAAACTACAGGAGGATTTAAAGAAGATAAAAAACAAGGTTCTCGTGGAGTTGGAATGGGTAAAGGTCCAAAATTTGAGTTTAAGGAAGGTGAAACTAAAACAGCACCTGCAAAACCAAAAGTTAAACCTGGTACTGAAACTGAAAGAAAACCTGGTAATCCGATGAGAAATCCTAATAAGGAAAATGAACCAGCACCAGCAAAAGCGAAAAAAGGTGAACATACTGAAGCTGCTAGAACACTAGGTAATGGTAAGAAATGGGGTAGAAATGGTTTAAACAAACCAAGAACTGCACCACGTCATTTAGCAACTGAATCAGTTAACACTGAAATTGAAATGTTAAAATCTAAGAATGATGAATATCGTAAAGCTTTGAATTTATTCAGAGACAAACTTAACGAAGTTGCGGTATTTAATTCTAACTTGGCTTATGCTACTAGATTGTTCACTGAACATACTACTACAAAACAAGAAAAGATTAACATTTTGAGACGTTTTGATGGAGCTGAGTCAATTAAAGAATCTAAGACTTTATATAAAACTATAAAGGATGAACTTTCATCGAAAAACGATAGTCAAATTGTTAAAGAATCAGTTGAAACTAAAATCAATAAGACACCTTCAACAGGTTCCGCAATCAATTTGATTGAATCTAAAACTTATGAGAATCCTCAATTCATGAGAATGAAGGATATCATGCAAAAGTTAATAAAATAAAAATAAACACAAAAATAAAAAACCAAATTAAAAAATGGGAGCATTATTAGAAAGTGGATTAGTTGGTAACATCGGTCTTAAGCACTTGAAAGTTATCAAAGAAGACACTATAAACAAATGGGATAAATTAGGATTCCTAGAAGGTCTTAAAGGCCACCTAAAAGAAAATGTTGCACAATTGTATGAAAACCAAGCGTCACATTTGATTAACGAAGCGTCTTCTACAGATTCTTCAGGTTCTTTTGAAACTGTCGTATTCCCAATCGTAAGACGTGTATTCTCTAAGTTGTTGGCTAACGATATCGTATCTGTACAAGCTATGAACTTACCAATTGGTAAATTGTTCTACTTCGTACCACGTATCCAAGGTTACACTGGAGCAACTGCTACTGCATCAGGTCAACACTATGCACCAGTAGGTTCACCTGGTAACTATCCTGGAAGTCCAGATGCAGGTTACCCACAAATGGCTAATGGTACTGCAGGTACTGATTATTACACTAAGAATCTTTATGATTTGTTCTATGAAGGTAACGAACCTAACTTAGACCCAGCTGGTTTATTTGATTATTCAAAAGGTCAGTGGACTGCAATCACACAAAACGCAACTTTAGTTGCTTGGGACAATGGTGCTTTGACAACTGGTTCTACAACTACTGCTGCTTACACTAACAAAGTTATCAGAAAAGCGTTAATCCAAATGTGTGGTTTCGCAACAAGTGGTGAAGGTAAATTAATCGGTCCTGACGGAAACGAAATGGATACTGAAACTTTCCTTTCTGATTTAAGAGTTGTTGCTCAATCAAACGTTACTGCTCAATCTGGTTGGACTGCATCATGTTTGACTGGTGTTTCTATTGTTCCTTTCCGTGCTGTTACTCAACAATATGGTAAAGGTTTAGTACAATATGGTTCTTGGGGTTCTACATCATTCCCAACAACTGGTTCAGGTGGAAAATATTGGGATATTTGTTCACAAGATGGTTGTATCTATCTTGAAGTGGATTTACAATGTCCAGTATGTTTAACTTGTACTGGTGACACTTTAGATGGCTACACTGGTATGTCAGTTAACTGGGCAGCATTTACTGGTGCTGGCCAAGCATTCAAAGTTGTTTATCGTAGATACGAAGAGTTAGAATTTGAAGACAAAATTGGTGAAGTTTCTTTCGATTTAGAGTCTGTAACAGTTTCTGTAACTGAAAGAAAATTAAGAGCACAATGGTCTCCAGAAATGGCTCAAGACGTGGCTGCGTTCCACAACATCGACGCTGAAGCTGAATTAACAGCATTACTTTCTGAGCAAGTTGCTGCTGAAATTGACCGTGAAATCTTACGTGACTTACGTAAAGGTGCAGCTTGGACATTACGTTGGGATTACAACGGATGGAAGAGACTAGGTAATAACGCAGTTCCTTACACTCAAAAGGATTGGAACCAAACGTTGATTACAGCTATCAACCAAATCTCTGCTCAAATCCACAAGTCTACCCTAAGAGGTGGTGCTAACTGGATTGTTGTATCTTCTGAAATCAGTGCGATTTTTGATGACTTGGAATATTTCCACGTATCAAATGCTGCTCCTGAGCAAGACCAATACAACATGGGTATTGAAAGAGTTGGTACTTTAGCAGGTCGTTACCAAGTATATCGTGACCCATACTTCCCACCAAACACAGTTTTGATTGGTCATAAGGGTACATCTTTATTGGATACTGGTTACATCTACGCTCCATACGTACCACTTCAATTAACTCCAACTATGTATAACCCATTCAACTTTACTCCTATCAAGGGTATCATGACACGTTACGCTAAGAAAATGGTTAACAACCGTTTCTACGGACGTATCCAAGTTGATGGTGTACGTACATTCGACTTGAGAGAGTTAAGATAATCTTAATCTTCAATGATAAAAAAGGTCAGATTAATCTGACCTTTTTTTATTTAATACCCTACAATCATTACATTATAATATTCCTTAGTGTCCTTATTATAATGGTTATAAAAACCATAGTAAACGTAGTTTAAATTCAACAAACAATTCCTATGAAGTGGGGATAACCAATAGTAATCCATAACATCTCTAACGTAGTCTAAATTTATTGATTTATAGCTAGGAAATTCAAGCAAACTATGTTGTCGGTACATACAGACCTCACCAACTCTTTTTAACGTCGTTATACCAAGGTATTGAGCTCTTAATCCAACATCCTCACCATATTTGGAATTATAATGACCTGTTGTATGATTATAATAGTTATAATCACATTGTAATTTTGCTAATTCATCTAAAATTTTCAAATGTGTTAGAGGTGGACAATTATATTCTCGTCTAAATTCATTTAAACATTTTTCAATGTTGTAATTAATTGAATCTAGTCTTAGATAATCAATGTTTAGATTACGTAAATACCTATTTTCAGACGTAACGGGATATTTGTTTGTTGTGATGTACCCATTACTACACTCAAGGTATCTTATATTTGATTTATACATATAACAATCATTTTGTGAGTATAGGGTTAGACCTAACAACAAAAATAGAATAAACAAACTATTTTTCATCTTTTTGAACTATTAAACGTAAACATTTTGAAAGTACTTCAATTTCCTGCATTGAGAAAATTTGTTTTTGAAACCCTAGATGTACTGATTGAATCAAACAATACACTGCCTGGTCTTTTTGCATGGACGCAACAAATCTATCTAAGTCATCAAGACTATAGTAATTAATCGTTCCAAATAACGAACCTAATGGTTGTTTTTCTGTTTCTTCTGTCTGTTCCATAAAATCAAATATTTATACAAATATAGGGTAAATTTTATGAATTACAAAAAAAATAAAATAAATGAGGCAACTTCCACAAATACATCGGTAGGAAAATACCAAGCTCCGTTACAACCAGGAACAAGAATGTTTGATAAGGATAGTTTAACCCCATTTACTGAACCTGTATCTAAGTATAATAATGCTTTATTAGCTTATGATAGTTACGATGGTAAAATGGATGAGCCAAGAAAAGTCGCTAATAAATTAGAAAAAAAGACAAGAAAAATATCTTTAAATAGTAAAAAACATCCTGAACAAAATGATGAAGATGGAGGTATTTTGAATAATGATTACAATCTAAAAGAAAATATGGATAGTTTAAAAAAGAAAATAAAAGATTTTTTACGTGAAGCAACAGATTCTTGGGTCTCATCAGGACCTTATACAGGACCGATAGAGTTAGGGTTAAAAAAATGGAGAAAACAAGAGCTAGGTCCTTTTAGTGAGTTTTCAAAACACCCGGTTAATACGACAAAAAAACAAAAAAAATTAAAAAACAACACAAAAAAGGTTGTTGGTGTGTGGGAAAAACATCCTGAAAGTGGATATAAATTACCCACACATGATGTACATACAATTAAAGAGGATTTAGCCGTTTGGTTCGGTACTAAGAAAAAACCAAAAGGTAGTAAACAACCAAAGGGTCCTTGGGTTAATATCTGTAAAAGAGATAAAAATGGTAAACATCCTCCTTGTGGGAGACCTGAGGCATCAGATAAAGCATATCCTAAATGTCGTGCAGCAGGGGTGGCTGGAAAAATGTCAGATAGTCAAAAAAAATCAGCTTGTGCTCAGAAGAGAAAAGCTGAAAAATCAAACCCAAAGACAGGTACAGGAAATAAACCTAAAATGGTATCGTATAAACCAAAGAAGAAAAAAACTAACGAAGAAATTTTGTTTACAAGATTAGTTGAGAGTATTAAAAATCACTTGAAAAAAATTACTTATTCGTAATTTCTAGTTTATTATATACAGAAGATAACGACTCTTTAATTTGTTTTATCATTTCTAAATCAAACTCTTGTCCTCTTTTTTCGAGATGATAATCAAAATTATTTGTTAAAATTCTTGAACTTTTACCTGATAATTTGACTTCATATGAGTATGAATGATTAGTCACAGATAGTACATCATTATTAATAACCATATAAATCCCCAACCTTACATTTTTAATGTAGTATTTGTAACTTTGTGGGGTATATATAAGTTCAGAATCAGGTAATGAAATTAGAGTCTTTGCCACTGAAACACACATTGATGTGTATTTTTTTTCTTCCAAATAATGTTCTGGTTGTGTCATCAAATTACGTAATTGAATACGTAATTTAACGTATAGTTTTTTAAAATTGTTCATATCATTTATGATTAATACGACAAAGATATGACAAAAATTCTATACTAACAATATGGTGACGAACATTTTTTCTTTCCGTCTAATCCTGGTTTGGTACCTTTACACACTTGAACTGCGTAACCATTAGCGTAAGCACTAGGATATACTTTAAATTTTGATTTTGCGGCGGCTTTACCTCTAGCACAAAGTTTAGTACCTGATTTTTTACGTCCTTCCATCATTGTTTCGGGTTCCATCGGATACCTAACCTCATCTTGCATCTTATGAGTACTTTTAGTTTCATTCATTAAGAAATCAAAAACTTGGTCCATATTGTTCTTAGCTTCCGCAATGTGGTCTTGAGCCCAATCGTGTCCATTTTTAAGAATCCCCTCAACTTGGTTTTGGTCTAAATCTAACAATAAATCGCATTGTCTTCTCATTTGTTCTAAATTACTGAAAAACATATATCTTTCAGTTTCTTCTCTTAGTAATCTAGTTATTTTGTGTTCTATATTTCTCATAACATTTCATTAAAATTTCCTTTTAAATCGTCACAGACCTGTTCAAAAAATCTTCTAACTTCTTTTTCACTACCCTTAAATACTTCAAATAAAAGTTCATCATCATCCGTTTCAAAACTACAAGTGTCATAGTTCCCCTCAATATCACAATAAACATTCCCAAAAAAACTATAATCACCAACAATTAGCTCACCTTCATGTATTAAACCATCGTCCTCATCATATGATGAACGATACCTAAATTGCATACCATTTAAATCACTTTGTGGGTTTTCATAATCCCAAACACCAACATAATCTTGACCTCCATCGTCTTCGTCAGTAATTGGTGAGTTGTCCTCATAGAATGAAAGTTCAATTTCGGATAAAGATTTTAACCCCCCCTTAGCTATTTTTTTATTAATTAAAAATATTATGTTATCTTTATCAAACATATCATTTGAAAATGAATCAATCATTGTTTGTTCGATTTCGGTTAATCCTTTATAACCAACATCACCTATTTTTTCTAAAATGTCATTAATGAAATTAGGAGTATCTATTCCTTCATTTATGACATTTTTAATAATCTTTATTAATTGACTTTCAGTTAGTCTTATCTTTCTCATTTTTTGTTTACTATTTGGAATTTAATCTGTTTTTTATAAGTATCTATTTGACCACTAGATTCTACTTTAATATCAATGTAATATTCATTTGGTATTTTATCTCTAGTGTCAAATATAAAATAATACTCATTTGGGGTCCTATTAATTGTTGTCCAATCTTGTACCTGAACCTCAGTGGTACCTTCTCTAACATATATTCGATAACTTGCGTCAACGTAAGGTAAAAGTGTATTAGTAGTATAAGCTTTTTTAATTACAACACCCACCTTCCTAATATCAGTATTTAATATTTTCTCATCTTGTTTAATTCCGTAAAAATCAAATCCATAGATTTGTGGGTCAACTGACAATGAGCCTATCTTGAATTTTTTATTAAATGGTTGTAAAATAAATTCATTTTCAATGCCAGGTAGTTTTATACCATTATAGTATACATTTGACCATTTATCGGTAAATGTACAAGGTGTAAAATAACCAACAAATTCGGGAAGAGATACTTCATAAACACCTAAAGTCCTCTGACAAGAAGGTAAATCTGTCATTCCTGTAAGTGGGTCACCATTTGAGTCAAATATAGAAACAGTTGGTGCGGTGTCTAAATTCTGCATTTTACCACCAATATTAACATAAAGGTATAATTTATTATTTTGAAACTCAACAAAGAGATTTCTATCATCTTGGATTATATCATCATATGTTGTTAATAAAAATGGTTCATAGAATGTTTGAGTATGTCTTGAGAAAAAAGAAACCGAATAATTAGATGTTAGTCCCGTAATGTTCTCAAAGTCAGGTAAGAACGCAATTCCCCATCCCGTGACACCAGTTATTTGACCAGTTAATATTCCATTAATTTCATCTGTCATATCAAAATTGATGTCCTCATTACCAAATTCAAAATGTTGTTTTGCAATTATTGTAAGACCTGAATAGTTAGTTGTCCCTGAGTTTTTGTTATCATATATACCAGGAGTTCCCCAAAATTCTAATGTCGTTCCTTGGTACCAATTTGAAGGTCTATCAGATACTTGTTTATCTTGTTCTGGGTCAGTTAAGTTAATATAACCATTGTCCTTAATCAATGTTTTATTAGTATTATAATAGTCATACCCAACACCCTCATCCCAATATTGTGGAAATCCATCATTGGTTTTTGGTATTCTAAACAGAACTAAATCAAATGATGTTGCACGTAACCTATCATCAGAATTATATGTGTTGATTAATGAATCATCAAATTTTATAGTATTGGTCATCATTAATACGTGTTTCATATTTGGTACACAAAATGGTGACGTGGTAGTTGTAGTGGTAATAGTTGAATTAGTTGTGGTCGTAGTTACCACATTACAACAATTATTTCCTAAAGTCCCATTATTGTACTTCTCATATAGAGTATTTAAATCTAAATCAAAAATTAATCTAGAAAAACCAGGACTAGAGACCGTACCATTTGACGACCCAAAAAATAAATCAACAACAGGATTTTGACCTGTGTTGATTAAAGAATTATAAATTATTGTATTATTCTTTGAAAAATATGACCTGTGAATTGACATTTATCTTTTTTAGATAAATATCAATTAATTCGGATATTTTGATTTAGAATATTATTAGGTGCATTTTGTAATTCTGTAAGTATCTGTGCCGATGTTGTACCGTCCGATGCAGTCGGTACTGGTGGGACTCCGTGGAAAGGATGTACGTGAGCAATCATAAATTTAACCATTAAATCTAGTAATTTCATTAATTGTTCACCCCTAACCATTGGTTCAGTTTTTGGATATACCTCAGACATTATTTGTTGTTGAGATAATCCATAAATTGAATTAGATAAATCAATTACACCTTTGTCACTTATAGATGAATTGTGAGATAATAAGAATAACTTATTTGCACCCTGTACACCAAAGGTATTTCTATTAGCGTTACTAGTATTAATTTTAGATGTAGATGGCGTTGATTTTGTCGGTGGTCCTTCCTGTTCAGGATTAGCTTGTAATCCAAATCCTGATAAAATACTTGCAGGTGAAATTCTTATTCTAGGATATACTAAATTTAAATTAGCAAATTGTGGTGTGGTTGGGTCATCAAACCATTTATAAGTTAATGGATTAGCTCTAAATGCAAATGGAAACTGATTAGTAATAGTTCCTTTAGGACTATCAGGTAAATTCCATGTCCCGTCTTTGAAACCTTTTAATAATTTATTTGTAATTTTTACAACATCATTTTTTGTTTTATTATAAAAAGTATAAGTCTTAAAAAGTTTTGCATTTGAACCTAATGGGGTATTTTCATTAAAATTAGATGTTGTAAAAATATCTTTAGGTGCTAACTCATATATTGTTAAATTAAATATAAAACTATCAAATTGGTTTTCTAAATTAAGAACATTCCACTCAATTAAATAACGAATAAGTTGTTCATCCTCAGAAACATTATTAAATGAAAAACTATCAGGTGGATTTATAGTTGTTGAAAAATCTGATAATTGTATAAATGCTCTTTTATCATAGGGAAGAGGTTTTGTGTTAGATTTTAAAGTTTCACATTTTCCAGAACGTAACATAATTGAGGAGTGACCCGATTCAATATCATCACGAATAATTAAATCAGATGTACTCCTACCTAGAATTGCCGTGTCATTAGGTTCTGGGAACACCCCAAAGGACTCAGGAGCTGTTTTATTTGAGGTGTCTTTTAATGCGGGACCTGATTTATTTTGTGAACCTTGTCCGGTATTACCAACTGCACTTTCGTATACGTCCCTACCAATATTTGTTATTTGTGAAGGGGGTGGTTGGATATAATATTGGTCTTGGTAATTAACATCCTTGTTCATATATATAATGTTAATGTACTCACCTTCCTTGGGTCGTGTACCCAATTCAATCGGTAATAATGAGTTAAAAACAAAAGGGTCTTTTTCCTTATCCCACCAATATTCTTTAGCGAGGTCAGTTTTAGTTTCATTCAAATATATTATTTGATTAGCACCAACGATATCTAAAAAATTTTTAGTTTTATCTTTAGCTCTAATTCTACCTAAAAATAACGGGTCTTGGTTACTAATGACCTCACCAGGAAAAATTATTTTACTATCTTTAAGTTTATCTACCATTTATTCGTTTTTCGTATTCTGTTAATATTTTGTTATAAACGGATTCTATCCCATCTAAATGTTTTGTAAGATGTATGATATTACTCTTAGTTTGTTCAAAATCCTGTTTTAAAAAATCCATAGACTCAATAAGTTCTTTATTTGTTCTTTCTGAACAATTTTGAGAAACTTCTAATATTTTTTTTCTAATATCTGATGACATAACTATTGTATTAATCCGTCAGCTTGGTCAGGTTGTGTTACCATTACTGGTAATACTGTTAATGCTGGTAATGCGGTTGTGGTTTTAGAGTTTTGGGCCGATTCTTTTTCTTGACCTTGTAATTGTGAAAACATTGAAATTATACCTAAATTTGGTGACCCGTCGGGCATTGGTCCTGTAGGTATTCCTAGTTTCTGCATCTCCTCAATAGTATTTATAAATGAACGTATCCCTGAAGTACCACTCCTTAGTTGAGCACCAAACGCTAATGGGAATGGTAATTGGTTTCCTACTAAATTACCAGCTAATCTCAGTAATGCTAATATTTCATCAATTAAAGATTTACAACTTCTATAATCTTTAATTAAAGACACAACAATCTCAATTACCTCAACTAGTTGGGAAATAATTAAATATGCCTTTTGAACTCTTTCATCTTGAATGTCAGAGATTATTGAAGCGATAAGTTTTCTTATTTCTTTTTTAAGGACTTTAAATAACTCTTCTAAAAATATTGCACCTAATTTAGACATAAAATTGATAATAAATTTTTTAAATTTCTTTAAAAAATCCTCAATGTCAACAGCTTCTAGTTGTTGTTGAAGTGCCTTAATCATTATCATAATTGGTAATAATACCTTTGGTGATAATATTGCAGTACATAACGCTTTTGGTAACTCTTTGATAAAAGATAAATCTAAACTTAATTTAAAATCTAGATAGGGTATTGTTAATAGATTTTTCCATTTATCAGCAATAACGTCGGTTAAATTATTAGCAATCTCAATTTGGTCTTCTAAATTATCCGCATCAAATAATAAATCAAGTTGTGAATTAATTAATTCAGTATCTACAGGAAGTTTAACATTTTCACAACTCTCAAACTCAATTACCCCTTGACTAATATTACTTAATTTGGTTTCAATATTACGGAGGTCTATATCTGTGAATTGAAAAAATGACTCGTCAATTGCGTCAGTTTCAGATACTTTTGATGTACCAGCAATGTCAATTTCATTTGTATTATCAAAACACAAACCTAAAATTCTTTGTAATATAATCTCAAATTTACTTTTTAATTCTACCTGTTTTGTCCCTATATTAGCGGATATTGAAAAAGAATTCATAATTAAATCCATCACTAATTGGTAAACTGACGCCACGTCAAAAATTTTAATTGACTTGTAGTAGTCAACAATAAAATCCCCAACTTTGTTTTGTACCTGACCATTTAAGGATAAACGATTTTTCAACGTTACTTTATAAAAGTCACCAAAGTTTCCTTGGTCATCAACAGTTACGTATTCAATATCAAACAACTCTTTACCTGAAAAACCAATGTAACCAGGAAAGGGTACATTTTCTTGATTTAATATTTGATTAAGAAGTTTATTCATGGCAAATGGAGCTTGTCCATTTTGAGGCTGTGCTTTTTCATAACAAAATCTACCGGGTGGCTCATCTGGTGATAAAAAAAGAATGTTTAATAAATCAATGGAAGGGACTTTAATATATAAAACTTGAGGCTGAAATTCTTGTTGTTGGGAACACCCAACTGCATTAATTGCTTCCTGTAATAAAATCTCAGGGATTCGTTTATAAGTTGCAATAATAACCTTGTTAAATATACCCTTCAAAGCATTAACAGTACTTGAACTATTTCCGGTATTAAGTGAAATTAATTGTAATAGTTGGTCAAGTTGTGTAGTTGCCTGTTGTTGGAATTGTTTTGCCTTATCTTTAGCAGAAGCTATCGTGGACTCTGCTTGTGATGTTAGACCTTGAGCTTTTGACGATATACCCTGAGCTTTATCCTTTGCTGCTGCTTCAAAGTTACTACCTTTTTCTTTGAGTTCCTTGATTCCAGCTGAAACTTCTTTATAGGTTTTGAATCCATCAATTTTACCTGCGGCACTATCAAATTTATCTGAAGGTAATGGCATTACTTATTTAATTTATAGTTTTTATCATCCTCAATTTCTCTATCGATTAGAGAACTTATAAGACCTTCATCTAAATCGTTCAATGTAAGTTCTATCTCACTATTTTGTGTTTTTTCCCACATTGTTGATTGTAATTTAGATAATTGTAATTTTTTTTCAACACAATCATTAACAATTTTTTGTTGTTTTTCAATTACAGGTCCAATAACTGTCATATCTTCAGGTTCCTTCATCATTGACAGCATTTTATTTTGAATCCTGATTGCGGTATTTCTTTGTTCAACTAATTCGTTATAAATCTCCTGCATCAATGATAACATCGATTCTTTGGTTAGATTAATCTCTTTTTTCTTTGGTCTACTCATATTTATAAATATATTTTTTTTTATTTATAAACTTCGTTAACTATACCTACGTAAAGTTTTTTAAATTTTTTCAGAGATATTCTAATTTCCTTAGTAGATAAGTTGGTCATTTCCCTTAAAGATAATAAAATTACATTTTTATTAAATTTATTATTATCCGCGGATGAAAAAATTAAATTATGATTCTCAAACAAATCAACTAGGGCGTCACCTAATTTGATTTCGTTCTCAGTTAATGGTTCTGTTTCTATATATTCGCGGAGTTGAGTTACAAATTTTAATAATAATACGTCAGTTTCAATTTCTTCCTCATCAATCCTATATGAAAAACTATTACTTTCTTCTAAATCGGAAGAAATGTCCTCATAAGATATTTTCCTATTCATCTCCTTCTGGTCTTTAATAATTTGACCCATAAGGTAATTTTTACATATAGTACCAAAGTAAGAGTAAGCTTTCTTATTTTCAGAAGGTCTAAACTTATCAATTTTTGTCATCAAAAAAGAATGGGTATCTGCGTGAATTTCGACAAAATCCATGTCTTTTCGGTATAGTTTATATCTTCTTATAATTGAAGATATCATCTTATCTAACGGAGCTCTTAAAAACTGATTGTATATTTGATTTCTTTCAATTACACAATCAGTTAATAAAAACATCCTTACTGCAGATTCCTCTCTAACATCAAAGTAATTATCTGACTTAACTTTTTTTACTTTTTTATCGTTATCTGCCTTTTGATTACCGCTAACTAAAGTTGTTGCGGATTGTGTCATTAATTAACCTGTTCATAATTTATAGCTCTCTCCTCTGTGAAGAAGTACTCTTGTTTTGCAGTTTGAATCCAAAATCTAACTTCATTTTCTGAAAGTTTTTCTGTACCAAACTTATGTTGCCAAAAAATTGAACCTTCTCTCATATTAGCGTGTTTGTAACCTATTCTAGGGATAGTCATAATTTTCACAGAATTATGTGTATATCTTAAAAACATTTCATAAATAAATGTTAATTTAATGTTACTTTTAACACCACCAAATTTTTCAAACAAAGACTTTTTAAAGACCATACCTGAACTTTGGAAGTTTTGATATTGTTGTAAGGTATCATTTGTTAAAATTCCAATTTCTTGTGAGAAATTTGCTGCAAATGTTGCTTCGTTTGTAAATCCAGCAAACACACCTTTATCGTCAATATCCACAACAATTGGTAAGAAAATATCCACATCGGTGTAAATTTCAGAATATTTTTTAGCGTTTTTGAACCAAATGGATGAATATTCATCATCGAATTCTAGAATTGAAATCCACTTAGTTTCCGCTTTATTAACACCATAATTAACTTGTTCGGCAAAATTAGGTTCATTTACCCATTCCAATAATCGTACATTTAAATTTAAAAAGTCATAAGACTTTAAAAATTCAACAAGGGGTGTTTCATCGGTATGAACTATAATTAATTCACTACAAGAAACTAATTGATTTCTTACAGATTTAATCGCAGCATCAAATAATTCATCAAATCTTTTAGCTGATATAGTTTTAATTGGTAATACTACCGTTAAATCCATTTGACCCTCAACCTTAATGTATTCGGCATCAATTTTTACTTCTTCATTGTTTTCCATATTATTCTTGTTCTTGTGTTTTCATTTTATCTAATTGTGACTTAAATCCTGAAATTCGGTTAACAAAGTATTCACTAAATGTAGCTATTACTTGTGTATTGAAACTTTCTTCAGTTGGTAGTGAGTTAATTGTCTCGTCCATTTTTTCATAAATCTCAGGACTAATATTATCCTCCAACCAATTTTGTAACAAATCAGCGATATAGTCAATTATCAAGTTTTCGTTAGTAATCCAAATACCATTATTTTCATTCATCCAAGTAGGTACTAAATTAGGTGTTTTCCCTAAGCACAATACGTTAGATTTCATAGACTCTAATGGGAATGTACCATAACCACTTGTCTCATCTACCCAAACTGAAAGAAATGATTCTCTCAAGTATTCTGAAAATGTTTGTTCAGAAACGCCTCTTAAATCTCTAAACGTCACCCAACGATATTGTGGGAATTTCAAATAAAAAGATTTAATAATGTTCATCGTCTTTCTTTGGTCACGGGTGTGAACTGCAATAATCGGATTTGGCGGTGTTGTATTTTTAGTGAAAGTATTAGAAATGTAAGGTTCAATTATATCGAATGAAACATTTCTCATCACACTACTAATATACTCTTTTTGAAACTCACTAGTTGTGATACACTTGTAAAATCCGTATTGTGGCCAACTCATACCAGGTTTCAATGTCTCTAACATATGGTCGTATGCCTGACATAGAACTATTTTAGCACAAGGTAATTTAACGACTTGTTCCATAACAAATGCATAAATCTCTGGGATAATGATGAAGTCCTCAGGTGCAACCTCCAAGTTCTTTGATTCGATAGATTTATGAGGTAGTGACATATATTCCTCACCTAACCACTCACCAACACCAATATAGTCATTTTTTTCATGAAGAATAATGATGTTAAACCCTCCGTTTTTAAGAGCCATACCCATTTGATACATGTACCTTACTGAGGCTTTAGGGTTACCTTTGGTATCTTGTACCATCAAATAGATTCTCGATGTTTTTTCTTCGAGATTTTTAATAGATTCTTCTAATTTTTTTAATTGTAATTCGTCCATTTTAGTATTTATTTATTATTTTTTTATTTAAAAGGGTGTTAAATGCTAATTTAAAAGGTATTGATATCCCTTCAGCCCTAGGTCCTAGTTTCTCATCGACTTCCTCCTGCGAATCCATAACGACCTCAACCATTAATTTAATCATTTCGTATTTTACGATATTGATGTGATTTTCACCGGAATAAGATTCTATTTTAGGCATTTGAACACAGGCGTCCAAAACATCTAAGTCGAAGTAATAATTTTCATTTAAAATTTTAATCATTTAATTCTTTAATTTTAAGTTTATCTAAAAAATCCTTTAAAGTGTCAATAGATTCGCCAAATTCAATATGTTCATTGTATGGTGTATTGAATTTAATAACTCTTTTATCTTTAGGATAGTTTAATAATAAGTCAGGATTTGCAGTAAGTAAAATGTCTATTCTATCCCACATCGAATTTATTGTGGAATTTGAATAAAATTTAACTTCTTCAGTTAAACATCCAAATTTTGACAAGAAGAATAATGTTGCTGGTTTCGACTTCCCAATCTCATCCGATATAATTACGACATCATTTTTGTTACGTAATTCTAAATAAATGCTATTAAAGTCATTGAATGTGAAAGTCTCGGTTGAACCCGCGTGTCCAAATATTTCCATTGAGTTTTCTTCATATAAAAATGAAAAGAATTCCTCATCATCTTTAAATTTAAAATGCTCTTTTAAATTTAAACTAGTTACTGGTAAATTCATACCATAGTCAAAATCAGGGGTTTCATCAAACCCTTCCCACTTATCAATAAAGTATTTTTGATAAACTTGTTCTAATTTAGAAATGGTGTCTCTTAGTACACCATTAACCTCTATTCCTATTCTCATTATCTTAGTAAAGTATAATATGGATTATGATGACTATAAGAATTCATATCATTATACATGAAATGAAAATTGTTTTCATCTAAAAAAAACAATAAATAATTATAAATCGGGTGTATGTTTATACAATCCCAAGAGTTTTTTTTGAGATGTAAGTGCATTGCTTTAGTAAATGACTCTAAAAATTTCTTAGGTATTATAAAAAAATTGTCACATATATACCTACGTTCAGTCCACCACTTACCTTCTCTAAATAAAAAATTGATTTTATTTAAGTCGACATTATTATTAACAGGAACGTTATACTTAATATCAAATCTACTACAAACAATAAAATCAACATCCTCAAATTCCCACAATAGTAATGATTGTAAAAATGTTTTTATTTGACTAGAATTTTCAACATTTAAAAGTAATAAGTCTTTAGGTTTAAAAAAATCTAACAATTCATCTATTGTAGGGTTATACCAACGAGCCGACTCATTTAAGTTATTATTGTGTGTTGAGTATTGTTTATAAGTTGTTAATTTAATAATTTTATTATTAGAGTTGTCCCAACAATCGATAACTTGTTTTTTAAAAGCCTCTTTTTCAATCCTCCAATCTCTTTTATCCTTTTCGTAACTTATACCTACAAAATTAAACCCAATCTTCATGTGTCGTATTTTTTTAATATTTTAGAAATTAAAGGATTTCTAACAACGTCTTCATCTCCAAATTTGTGAACCCCAATGTCAGGAACATCACTAAATTTTTCAATTGCGTCAAATAATCCTGAGTGTCTTTTATCTTTATATCTGTCAGTTTGTTCAATATCTCCAGATATAAAAAATTTACTATTAAACCCAATTCTTGTCAATAGAAGTTTCATTTGACTTGGAGATGAGTTTTGAGCCTCTTCAAATATCAATATTGAGTTGTCAATATTCATACCTCTCATATACGCTAAAGCAAATACTTCAATAACTTCAATTTGTTTCAGTTTTTCTCTAGCTTCTTTTCCGATAATTTTGTTAAGTAAGTAATAAGATGGGAAGATATACGGGTCTAATTTTTCTTCCAAGTTACCAGGTAATGAACCTAACTTCTCCTCGGCTTCAACCGCAGGTCTAACAATAATAATCTTTTCAAATGAATTATCACTGTCGTGGATTAAGTCAACTGCTGCCTTCATTGCAATGTAGCTTTTACCAACACCTGCAGGACCTGAACAAATTGTAATTTGGTTATTATATAATTTATCATAATATTCCTTTTGACTATCAGTAAGGAATTTATTTTTACTTCTCTTAATAATTGACCTAATTTGGTCTTTCTTAGAGAGTTTTGAAGTACTTTCAGATATCATAAGTGGTGATTCTTTAGTAGGTGTTGTTTTTTTTCTTGTCATTTTTTGTATTAAAATTTTTTAATAACTAATATATTATTGTCGTTATATACATTCAGGGAATTTTCTAATTTTTTCAATTCAAATTTACAATCAGGGTATTTTTTTTCTAAAAGTGGTATTTCTTTTTCAAATAACTCAATTGTATTTGGTTTTAAATCTTCACATATATAAACACCATCATTTGTTAATTTATGAAGTGAATTTTCTAAAAAAATTAAATTAGCATCAAATTCGTGTAAACCATCCTCAATAATAATATCAAATGATAAGTTATTAAGTATCTCACTTTCCCACATATTTTTTATTTCTAATGGATTTTTTTGGTCGCAATAAAACGTAATTATTCTATCCTCATTAAATAATATTCTTTTATCAACATCCGCCCCATAAACCATTGAGTTTGTAAAAAATTCTTTCCACCCCCTCAAAGAAGCTCCAGGTTTTCCAGAACTACCCATATTAGATGGAATATCTGTGTTATTTGTACCTAAACCTAGCTCAAAAATATTCATTTTTTTATCTTTGATGTCTTTAAATAATTCATAATAAAAAATAGTGTAGTTATGCACCCCATGTCCTTTATCACTACCATGTCTAGTCATTATTTCACATAATTCTGTTTTCATAATTTTATCTTTATAATTTTATTTTTAAATAAGAATTTCTCCAATTACAATTTGGGACTACCTGTTCTAAAATAGTATGTTTTTTAAGAATAAGATTTTTCATTTCAGATATTGTGTCATAATCATCAAATATAACATTAATTTCATCTGATGAAGTAAGATTCTTACACATTTCAAATTCTTTTGTTACAAAATCTAATTTGTGTGTCCCATCAATATGAAATAAGTCAAATTTTTCTTGGAGATTGGGGAGTACGTCTAAACTACTTCCTTTTATAAAATTTATATTTGTATTAAATTTTTTTTCTAATAATTTAATGGCAGGTAAACTAAAGGTATCATCAATGTCAATAGACGTAATCCTTAGTCTAGGATTAGATATCAGCATTATTAATAGTGAATGTCCCATGTAAGTACCTATTTCACATACACTATTAATATTTTTGACTTTTTCATAAAGTAGAACTTGTTTTTGAAACATTTTATCACAATACTCGTATTTTGTACCGTCAAACAAGTAACTACCAGTACCAAAACTAAATTTATTGTTACATACACTTAGTATTTCTTTAAAGACATCTTCAAAATTAAGTAGATTTTTAATGAACTCATCCTCGATTATTGTCTGAGGGTTTATATTTGATAATAAGTTTTTCATATATATATTCTTGGTTGATTAAAATTAAAATTTACATATTCACTCCCAATGTTGAAGTTTTTTATATTTTTACTAATACTTAGATTTGTTAATATACTTTGGTCATGTCTATGTTCTTTAAAATTTGTAAGATTTGGAAATCCTAAAGTATTTGGACTATCGTCAACTATTTGTTTGTTTTGCATAAATTCAAACCATTCTGATAGGAGATTAATACATAAATCATTTTTTTTAAACGCCATTAATCCGGCCTCTAATTGTATCGCATTATGATATTTTTCACTATCACAATTCATACTAATGAAACAATCTCTTTTAGTCCACTCTCCATTTTTGTAACCACGATTTGTAAGTAAAATATCTTCAGTTATAAAATGTGTTTGTAAAAACTCAAAAAAAGGTAGTTTGGGTAAATCAGTAGAGTCTATGTACACCAAAATCTCATTATTAGATAATTTAAAAATTTCATTTAAAATAATAAATGGTTTCCAAATCCAATAACCATAGCCACGTATTTCGTTAAAAAAAAGTTTGTGTTTTTGTTTAAAATCCTCAGGTAAATCTTTATCAGAAAGATTTATTTGATTACTAATACCTAATTTATTAAGATGTTCCGAAAGAATAGTCTGCGAATTCAAAAAATTACCTTTTGCAAACGTAATTACTTTTATATCATCAAATTTAATCATAATAATTTTTTGTAATTTGTGTTAAATTTTTCTTGACTAATACCTTGTGTTTTATGACTATCGAATTGAAAATGTTTTAAAACATAAGGAAGAATTTTAAATTCGATGTTGTTAACTAAATAGAAAAAACTTATTGACCTTTCAATTTGGTGTCCTGCCATCTCTAAATCTTTTATGTCCTCAACTAGGGGCTCAACCCACAACATATAATTTTCAAAATTAATTTTACTAAATGTATGGTTGGATGTTATAGAACAATTGAAATTTTTATCTAAATTATCTACAAGTTTGTAAATATCCGTATCGTATTTTTCTTTAATTGAGAGGATTATTTCCTCACTCCATTTTTTAACTCTTATGTATGATGAATTATTAATTGATAATGGTATATACCCAACCAACCCTGATTCTAATACTTCTGACTGAGATTCATTAAAATTTTCTAAAATATTTACGTCATACTCAAATAAATTTAAGTAGTCATATTCTTTATATAATTCATTTTTCCATATGGCATACCACCCAGTATACGAAGTAAGTTTAGGATATTCCTCAATATTATATACGAGGTTTTTACAAATCACAACATTACTAATATTTTCAATTTTTGAAGTGTCTTTATTACCAACAAATACAAATGTAAGATTTTCAAAGACTTGAAATTTTTCACAATTAATAAAGTCTAGGACAATTTCTTGGTCGTGTACAAAAATAAAAGTACCTATTTTTTTACTCATATTTTAAAATATATGTTTATTAAATTTTTTGTATATAAAAAATTATTATTGTAAGACTAAAATGTCATTTTGTAATAATTTTAAATTCTCATTTATTTTTTTATTTAATAAAAATGTGTCTTTCTTTTCTAAATCCTCCCTCTTACCCTCAACTTTCTTAGACATTGATTCATAATGATAAGCTACCGCAGTACCTTCAAAAATATTTGTCAAACCTATCATTTTACATTTTAGATTCAAATCTACATCCTCAAAGTGATACAAATAGTTCTCATCAAAACCACCTAATAAATCAAATGTTTTCTTTTTAATCATCATCAAAGCCGCAGTATTACCCAAACAATTCTTTTTTCCAGTTGTACTACGGTAGTAACTGCCAAAAAATTCATGCGTTGGGATGAACAGGTTCATATCCTTTCTGTGGTAAATAATCATTGAATTATGTTGTAACGTATTGTCCTCAAAATATAATCTACATCCAACAGTTCCAGTTTTAGTATTAGTTCTAAAAACCTCAGACATTTTGTAAATAACATCGTTCATTATCTTTATATCGTTATTACAAAATAACAGATATGTATACTCATTACTAATGTTATCTTTAACTATCGTGTTATTTGTTTTTGAGTACTGATACCAATCGTATTTAATTAATGTTATATTATTTTTATTGTTAATGTAGGATTCAATTTCGTCTAACTCTTTTGGTGTTGACCCTGTGTCACCAATAAAAATGTGAAAATTATCTGAGTGACAATGTTCATAAAAAGAGTCTAAACATTGAAATAGCATGCTAGTTAATCCTTTTGTCGGTATGATTATTGCAACTTTATCATTTGTTTTAATTTTTTTTGGTGTGGTTTTTTCACAAACAAACTCATTTGGTTTTAAATCTTGTGGTAAATGAACTCCGTATTTCTTTAAAAATATTAATTTAGTTACATGAAAATCATCACCTACCATACCCACGGATTCATGGGTAATATCAAAAGATGTTGTTACACCTATTTTAACATTATCTAAATAGTTAGGTAGACAAAAAGCATGGTCGTAAAAATGAAAACCTGGAATACTTTCATCAAAAAGATGTTTAATTTTATTCCTATTGAAAGATATAAATAAACCATCAATTGTTACAACGGGCATTAAAAATTCAAATTTATTTGAGTACTTACTTAACCATTTTTTTTGTCCCTTTGGTTCGTGATATACCTGACCAACCATCGTTTGATTCATTTTTTCCCAGTACACACCTGAACTTGGAAAATAACAAGACCCAGCTTTACCTATAATCCCAAATTCAGGATTTTTAGAAAAGTCTTTTAGAAGTTTTTTACCCCAACCACTTTCAAGTTTAATATCATTATGACAACAAACAATAATGTCATATTTGGCTTCAGAAATTCCTTTATTATATACAATTGATAAAGGAAATTCGTTATGGTTTACGTATTCTAGTATCTGAACATTTTTTAGTCCAACACTCTTTATTAGATGAGATTTAAACTTGGAATTGTAGTTCTCATCCTTATGAGTTGAGTAAATTATTGTTATCATATTTATAGTTTTTCAAAATATCCGCCGATGTCAAATTTAGTTTTCATATTAATCGACCCTTCTTGGTTTGGTTTGAATTTATTTGGGTCAACTAATCTAAAATCAACTGAAACTCTAGTGAAATCACTATCGTTTTTTTGATTCCCATGATTTAAGTTTGCACCATCAAAAACTAAAATTTCCCCATAATTTACATTATATGGTCTAAAATCACCTTTATCTTCCTCAGACTCAAACCATACACAATTTAGGTCATTAGTGTCTACAAACGGCATCCAAAAATTAAGTTCATCACTGCCATGATTATATGTTTTATCTTTATGCCATTCACCAACACCTAAATTACCATCACCTAATTGAACTCTAAATGTTGGGATTTGTTGGTATACTATTGAAGAATACCCATATCTTTCTTTTAGTTCTGTGACTAGTTCTAGATAAACAGGTTTAAATTTAGATTCAAACTTTTCGTAATACTTTTTATGCCATTTAGTTGATTGGTCTTTTTCACGAACTAATAAATCATACTTCTCGATTTTATGAAGTTCGGATAAATCAAATTCAGAATTGTTAATTTCTAATATTTCTTTTACAATTTCTTTGAAAGGATACTTTTTTGTATCATAAAAAATTTTATAGGGTTGTTTTAAATACATGACTAATATTTTATATTTTTATTTTAAACCTGTACTACCAAAACCATTATCGTTTCTATCTTTCCCTTTAATTTCATCAACTTCCTCCAACTCAACCCACTTACCATTCATACAATTAACATATACCGCTTGAGCGATTTTCATCCCTCTCTCAATTTCAACAGCTTCAGACGAACAATTAAATAGGATAATCTTAACTTCACCTGTGTAACCACAATCAACAGTTCCTGGTGAATTTAAAACCATTATACCTTTATTGATGGCCAACCCACTTTTACTTCTAATTTGAAGTTCGGTTCCATCAGGTAGGTCAAATGACAAACCTGTGGGAACTAAAGCTCTTCCTAATGGTGGAATTATCAGAGATTCGGTAGAGTATAAATCAAATCCTGAGTCCGTAGGATATACATAAGAAGGATGAGTAGCATACGGACTTAGTACTTTATACTCTAATATTTTTTTTGGGGTGAATCCACTAACATCAAATTTGTCTTGGATATTACTGATTCTATCTGAAAATGAATCTAAAATCTTTTTATAATTACCGTCGTCACCATCCTTCTCAAAAAGAAACTTATAATCATTAATGTTAAAATTTTTTTCACTCATATTATAGACTTTTAATTTTTTTTATTACTTCAACTAAACACTCAACATCTTTTTCACAATACTCTTTTATTTGGTCGTATTTCTCATCAAACCAGTAAGTTTTGTGAATTGAGTCCCCTGTTACTTCCATAGTTTTAGATGATGGTACACCCATACTAACACACATTAATTCTAAGGAAGAAATCGCTCCAAACTGACCATACTGCCAAAATTCCTTAGTATCAATCGCTTTAATCTCCCAAGGTTTTGTGTCGTGTGTCGGTAACATCTGTGATGGACGTATTCCGTTGATAATCATACGTTTTGCTAACATTGGGATATCAAAGTTCTTTAGATTATGTCCACAAAGTATAAAATTTAATTTATTAACCTTATCTAATAGACTATTAACTTCTTTAAGTAACACCTTCTCATCTGAATTAAAAAAAGTTTGTTTTCTTAACTCTCCTTTTGGGTCAACAAACGCTACTGAAACACAAATTATTTTTGCAAACTCTGGAACTAAAGCTGAACGTTTATTAAACATTTCACCTAAGTCTAAATGAGAGTCTTCCACAAATCGTTTTTGAAACCAATCATAGTAGTTTTTATATTGGAAACAAAGCTCAGGGTAATCAACACAGAATTGTTCATATGTACTAGTGATTCCCACAGTTTCAATATCAATAAATAAGATGTGGTCTAAAGGTGTGTTTATCATTTTACTAAAGATTTATAAAATTCACTTCTAAATTTAGTTGTTGTATCAATATGGTAAGTATCTTTAACTGTTTCATACAAAGATTCTCCCAAATCGGTAACCAAGTTTGGATTATCGATTAATTTTTTAATGTATTTTGACCAGTCTGAATGGTTCTTATTCTCATCAACTAAAAAAGCATTAGCACCCGATACAAAATTACCTTTATCTAAACAATGTTTCAAATCGATTGTGTACGGACCCACATTTGACGCAATCAATGCTTTTTTATGAAATCCCGCCTCAATAACCTTTAATTGTGATTTAACTCTATTAAAGATATGATTTTTAATTGGTGCCAACGAAACATCAAATCTTTTATAGTTAGCGGCGTATGCATTAACAGGTCTAGTCCAAACTCTAACGTATTGTTGATTGTCCATATTGGGATATGGTTCTTCCTTAAATTTCATTAGAAAATTTACATAATTTGTGTCTAGTCCATGATAATTGTCAGTCATTATTTTTTCATACTGATACCAAACAGTCTCATGAGGTTTAATTGGACGTTGTGTTTGTTGTCCATTATCACGATTAATTTCTGTGACTGTACCCCTAGTGTCAAATCCTGCCAAATATGTTTGAAACTTGTTTCTATCTGAACGTAATTTATTAAATGTACCATCTAACAACATTAAATCATGTAGATGTGAAGAACCTCCTAACCAACCAATACGTAATAAATCACTTTCAGTTTTTTCATATTGAAATTGTGGTTCACTAGGGTCTATAGAATTTGGTATAACAACAACATTTTTGTTAATTTTTCTAATTTCATTAGCAAACATTTCAGTTGTAGTTATCACATAGTCAGCAACTTTTAGATTATTAACTATTTTTTCATTCATTTTGTTTTGTAAAATCAAAGAATGAAGTGGATGTTCTTTAGTTGGTAACCAATAATCATCTAAATCCATAACCATTATAATACCTAAACTTTTAAGCATTTTAATTAGATTGACCGCTTGGTCAAAATCGTGACCAATACTACGATGGAAATGTACTATCTGATACTTTTTCCAAAAATTGATATCCGCAAAATTAAAATCGTAAACAATATCAACATGAAAATCTTCAGGATAAAGTCGTTGTAATGCGATGTGAGGGTCTACAGAGCGGAATTTACCTACTCCTGTTTTGTCTGATGGGGCTACTAAAACATTAATCTTTTCTGTCATTTTTACTTTTTTTAGAAGTATAACAACAGAAAGTCAGACTATCAATACAGATTATTGTTTTCTGATTTTTTTAATTTTTGTAACTCTACCCTCAAAAATATGTTCCCCGACTTTGAAGGAGATTGTTTCATTAGCTTTTTGACTGGACTCGGCAATCACACCATTCTCTCTTAAAACTTCCTCAACAACCTCACGTAACATTTCTCTTAAATTACTAGGACTAGTAGATTCTGATACCACTTTTTTTTGTTCAGGTCGTTGTGTACCCATTAATTTTGAAGCTTTCTCAACCAACTCTTCACTAATAACTGACCCACCATACATTGATGTGGGTGCTTCAATAGGATTCTCAATCATTAATCGTTTAATTTCATCAGGTAATTTTGAATTAACAATTCTATCTTTTGTAGCCACTTGTGGCATTTTTGATACTTGAGACTCCTGTATAAATTCTTGTGGGATATTATAGTTACCACTAACTGGTTGAAATGACTCTAATTGAGGTGCATTTATTGTCCTTGTGGTGTCCAATGAAGATTCACTCACATTACCTCTTTTTATTGAATCTGATTTCTGCATAATTGCTTTAGAAATCATTAGTTTTTCCATTAAATCTTTACTCATATTAAGCTAAATTTTGTTCCCCGGGATTATTGTCGAATTTTGCTATAATAATAATATCTTCTAAACTTTTGTCACCATTAAAATTAAAATTAGGTTTAGGTTCATCAAAAGTTTCACCCGTTTCCTTAAAAGTTATTATTTTATTAAGTTTGAATAGCCTCCAACCTGGCATAGGTCTTGTACCTAAAAACCCTCTATGTGAGGCTCCTTCAGAATCCCATGCTCGAACTACTAAATTTTTCTTACCCTTAGTTCTACCTATACAGACAGGTTCTATTTCCCTTAAACCCTTACCACCTGGTTCATCACCATCATAATAAATGATTATTTTTTTTCTATTTTTAACCGCACTAATAACCTGGTCTAAGGCAACTTCCTCGACAATTAAAGATTTTAATGTGTCAGTTAATTTCATTATAGAGTTGGTGTGGTATATGGGTTATTTGGTTTGTATTCATTAATAACTATTTCTGAATTTCTTTCTGTGATGTCGGTAATTGTACCTGCGGCCTGATTGTAAACATCTAAGAAGAAACCAGTACCTCTACCCATATTGTCACCATCTGCCAACGCATCAGGATTGGTACTTGAATATTCATTTGCCTGTGGTTTTAATGTGTTCACAGTGATTAGAGCGGTTCTTTGAGATGCTCCAATTTGACCCAATTCATTTAGTGGTTGGGTATAGTCTTGTGGTATAATTGGTTGTGGCATAATTTTAAATTTTTGACATTATTTCATTTATCCTTTTTAGGCTTTCTGTTAAATCAATATTATATTTGGCTAAAGAATTTCCATGTGATTGTGAAGGTCGATTGTCGTTTTTCAAATCCACATTAAATTCTGAGTTTTTAGTTTTATCGGGAAGATATTCTTTTCTCATTTGAGTACTAGTTAGTACACCATTTCTCATCTGTTTTAATATACCATCTACCCATTCTTTCATTTTATCACCACCATTTAACTCATATTCTTTCGCATCTTTTGGTCCGTTATAATTATCAAACCAATTTTTAATTCTTTTTAGTTGTTGGTAGGATGCTTTACCTTTGTTTAAAAGACCTCGATTTCTAGTAATACCTTCTTGATTATTGTTTGAAGTTTGGGAATGTTTGGTCAATGCAGATTTAAGGACGTTTTTAACATCATTAGGTAAATCGACCATATTTCCGTATAACTTACTATTCACTTTTAAACATTTTAATTAATTCATTAACACTTAAACCATTTTTCTCGGCCATATTTTTCAAAGCTAGCACGTTTTTCTTTAATATATTTTTGATAGGTGACTCTCTTTCAGTCACTTCATAATCCTTAGTTTTTGAATTCATTAAAATATCCTCAATCATTTTGACGGCGTTTTCTTCTAATGTTTTTTCTGCTAAAGTCATCCTGTCAATGAACCCTTTTTGATTTCTAATCCTTTTCGGTGCCTTTTTAGTTTTTTCACCGCTAGGGTCCTTACCAAATTGTTTTGTTCTCTCCATCGCTTCAATTGGGTCCATCTCCAAATCATTAACAAAATAGTTAAAAGTTTCAGGTCCATCCATTTCTTTAGTTTCCTCATAACCAAAAGCGTCAGAAAAATCAGTTTCATTAACTATGTTACCTTTTTTAGATTCGTTTTCTCCATAATATCTTCTATAACCTCTAGTAACTGGGTTGTTTGTCATTCTATTAAGAATGGTTTGGTCCATAGTACGGTTTGGTGATAAGGTATGGTTAATATTTGGTATTCTAGAAGATTTCATAGCTCCTGTCTCATCAACAAATTCTGAAATTTCACCATCATCTTTTTTAGTTACAGATTTGGTTAAAACCTTCTTTAATTCAGGAATAGTTTTTATTTTCTTATCCTTTATAATCTTCATTACAATCTTTCTAACTTTATCCATATCCTTTAAATCAAAATCAAATCTTTCGTCTTTTTTTCTCGATTCAGATAAAGTATTTGATATTGAATAGTATAATGAACCACTATCCTTCCTAGTTTTTAGGAAAAAATAGTAAGGGTTTTGAAAATATTCTTTATTTAACTCCATTTTGATAGTTTGTTTTTACTAATAAATACTTCAATCCAAAGTATTTATCATAAGAATTATGGCGTACCAAAATATCAACCAATATAATTTCCCAAAATGGTATTTGTTAAACAAATCTGAAATAATGGATTTCTGTTTAACGTCAGATGAAAGGGACTATAAAGAAGAAGTTATTTTCTCACCTTATATTATAGGTAATGAGGACGGGAACGTCTTACCAATTAAGATTGATTTAAATAATCCCGACAATTCGGAATTATACGTTTTAGAATATAACACATATAATCCGTTTAATATTTTAGTTTCGTCAAACTACTATAATCCAGATAATCTAGATTTGTCTTGTTATTCAGGGTTTACAAGTTTATGTGACATAGGTCTTACAGGTATTGATAATGGTCTTGTAAAAGAAATGACTGGTGAGACAGCATTCATAACCCAAGGGATTAACGATTTTACAAAATTCGATAGGTTATCTTTTGACAGAAGAACTAAATTTTTCCAAGTAACAGGATATACCCAACCACCAAATATTAGATTTTCAGGTATTGAAAAAAATGACAACTATTCGATTGTTTCCAAACAAACTGATGTAGGGGTTTACCATGAATTATACGGAGGATTTTATCAAGGGTTCTATAAGTTATATGGGTACGATTATGAAACGTTACCTGAAAGACCAAATCACGGATGGAGTGCTGAATTATTATTAAGACCTAGAATATGGGATGATTATTTTGTACCTACTGGCGATACAACTTTAAATGACGTTTACCCTGAAAATTCAGGTATGTTCTTCTATATGGGAGCAAGGGCTGAGAATAAATTTTATCATTATGCTTCAGGTTCACCATCAGGATTTTCAGCTTATACTCGTGTTACTGAAAAATTAGATTGTTTAAGTACTTGTGGATGTTCAGATACAGGTAATACTTTTTCACATTGTGGTCCAGTATACCCACCATTAAGATATGTGACTGAAACTACACCATGTAGTTCGGTAGAAATAACTGCACCTGAACTTAACCCAAGTGGAGACTCATGTTCAAACAATTTTGTGGTTAAATTTAGTGGTGACCCGGGTAATCCAAAAATATGTGTTAGGGTTTTAAGGTTAACCGATGAATGTGCCGTAGATGCATGTACAGGAACAAAAACTTATACATCAGGTTGTACGGTCCAAGAGTATTGTACACCAAAAGGAATACATTATTTTTGTGAAAATACTGACTATATTAAATTTGAACATTGGGTACAAGTCGATGTTGTATTTGAGAGATATCGTGCAATGGACGAATGTCATTTGTATTGGTATGGCGGATTAGGGGACATTACTAATTTTGTTTATACCGCATCCACTTACAATCAATCTGTCACATTAATTCAACCACCATATACTCACTATTATACCACAACATACACATCAACAACTACAACATATAATGTAACAACAATTGAAACTCCGTATGGTAGAGAGGTTGTTGAATTAAATGATAAGTGGTTAAAAGAAAAAGATTATAGATTAGGTAGATTAAAAATCTACGTAAATGGACGTAAATTTCACACATTTGAAAATTTTGAAGAGGTCATACCTAGAGCTTTGAACGTTGAGAGGGAAAAACAAATAGGGGTTCCGTTTAACATATCTTGGGGTGGTGGTACACAAGGACTGAGAGAAAATTTAACATTTATTGAATGTCCAATTTCAGGTGATGTTACCACGACTACAACAATAGATTACTCAACAACGACAACAACATCATCGTATTTAGGTTATCAATACCAACAAGACCCTGAATTATTCCCTGATTCAGTTTTAAGTGGAACTACATTATCAGGACTATCGACAAATATAGTATTAGAAAAATACTTTGCAGGTACGTTTGATGGGGGTATATCACAATTTAATTACTATGTAAAACCTTTAACGTCTGACGAAGTTAAACATAATTTTAAATTAAATAAGGGTAGGTATAATTTGTTTGATTGGGATTGTCCCGATTGTGAGGTTATTGTCCCTGAGTGTGATTTGTCAGCAATAGTTTATGAAATTACAACCACAACCACCACGATACCTGTAACTACAACAACAACTACGATACCTGTAACTACAACAACAACTACAATTATACCTTGCGATGTAAACTATGAACTTTATAATATACCATTAGATGCTGAGGTAATATTAATTGCTAATCTATATCCAGGTTCAATTGAAGCAGTGTATTCTCTACAATTAAGTAACACTTTAGATTTTGATTTGTCGGTTACATTCACACATATTTTAGGGACTATTAGTGGAGATAGTATAAATATTGAATCAGGTGTTGTGGTACCAAAAGGTTTATTAAGTGGTGAAACTATTGTAATACGTCAAGAGGATTATAATATATTGAATGATACGTCAGAATTTGTTGATGTTAAATGGTCACCATATTGGGTTGATTTAGTAATCTCACTATCTTCGGAAACAATCTTTAATCTTAACCCTTGTAATCAATATCTTCTAACTGAAAACGATGATTTTATTATTGCAGAAAATGGTAGTTATATAATCACAGAATTAGACCTTTGTTTACCAACACCTACACCCACACTTACATCTAGTCAAACACCAACACCTACACTCACATCCACACCAACACCAACACCTACACCCACATCTACTCCAACATTAACACCGACACTCACCCAGTCCTCAACACCTACATCCACACCAACACCAACACAGACTATGACACCAACAACTTCAGTAGTACCATTAGTACCCCTAACGTTGTACATCCAACCATTAAGTGGTGGTTTATCAATAATATTTGATGGTGTAACTTATACTGAACAAACTGAAGTTAGTGTTGAAAAGAATGTCTCATATAATATACAGGCAGTACCATCACCAGGTTATATGTTTACAGGGTGGAATGTGTATGGTGCATCTTTTTTATCAAATGAACAATCAACAACAGTATCAGTATTTTTAGATTCTGGAGCTAATTTAGCCCCATCGTATGTAGTCGACCCAAATTATGATGCGTTAGAAGACCAATTAACAACAAGTTTAGTAAGTTATCAAAATGCAACAGATAATGATTGGGTAATTATTACGCAACAAGAATATAATGATATTTTTGGTAATGTTGATGGTGTGGTTAAAATTGGTAATACTGACGAACAAGTAAACACAAGAGCAGTTGCAACTGGATATGATACTACGACTTTTGGAACAATCGACGCTAGTACCCCTCTCACGATACCTACAGGTTATTACGTTGTAGGATTTGTTGCAGAGTCTTGGAATCAAAATGGTCAAGTCCAACTTGGATATACGACGACATATCACACTGGTACTCCGACTTATATGGGAAATTCACCAAATGTAATTGGTGGTATGACTATGTTCTACGTTAGAAAAAGACCTAGCGGTGTTGAAGCGGCGCCAGCATCTACTAACTTATACCCAGTTTTAAACTTCTTGTCACCAGCTTACCCGAATGCGGTTCCTGACACCTTTGGGTGGGCAACAACAAACAATGGGGCTTCTTGGTTTGAAACGGTATCATCATCACAGACCGCAAAAATACAGGTTTTACTGACAAACGTTAAATCTTGGCCATCAGCACCACCAAGTTCACCAACTCCAACACCATCCCCAACACCAACACTAACTTTAACACCAAATTGTCAACGTAATATTGTGATTCCAACCTTATGGAATGGCGGTACAACTATTAATACAAATCAACTTGTACTAACACAAACTTCAGAAACTTTACAAATACAAGTAAATGATACTATAACAGATAATAATGGGTCAACTAGTTTTGTAGGAATTGTTTCATCGGATGGCACATATACTTATGTATTTACAGGTGCAGGTGGTGGGGTTGCGTTTGATTGTCAATTCCCATTAACATTCACAGGACCTTGTTAAATGAAAAAAATAAAAGTATTTATAGATAAAATTAAAAATGGCTAATATAAAAATTTCGCAATTACCAGAATTTACAGGGTCAACAGATAATACTTGGCTTATATTAAATAATTCAGCTCAAACTGAAACATATAAAATAACAAAAGAAAGTTTATTTTCTGGTATAACAACTTACACTGAAATCACTTATAATGAGTTGTATTCTTTATACACCGGAGGGACGTTAACACCTGGTCAATTTTACTTAATGACAGATTTCCAAACTTGTTATGACCAACCAAACTACGATAATCTTCGTAGTCCTATATTTTCGGATAACTATATGACAGGTGACACCGAACCAATTTTATTATTAGCAACTTCAATAACAGGATTCTCACCGACAGTACACTCAACACTACACCCTAAAGATAAAATAACATACGACATTTCTTGGAACATAACTGAAATTAGCAATAGTCCCGCGAAAGGTAGAATCACTGAAAGAATTGATAATTTTAGTAATAGAACTGATTATGACCACAGAAATATATTATTTAAAAGGTATATTGGATATTCGTATTATGAATCTGAACCACTTAGTGGACTCGTTGGAATAAGTGGTATAACAGGGAACACAGGAGTATTATACGGTAATACAGGAACAACATTTAGTTCAAATTTTTCAACAGGTTCGTTTGTTGCGATAGGTAATCTAAACCCTCGAATTTTTGAAGTCATATTAGTTAATAGTAATTCTTTGGCAACTATTTCAGGTGTTACAATAAATGAGACTAGTAATTCATCATATTACACGGCCTATGATGATGGTGTTATGAGTTACTATCAACCTAATATAAGGGTGAATGAGGTTTTCGAATATACTACATTTAATGAGACAACCGCAGTTAACAATTATATTGGTAACCACTCAAATATATATATTGAGCTTGGCTCAGGAGATTTTCTTTTAGCAAACAACGTTTTTATTAGTGGTTCATTCACAAACAACACAATAGGAAATAGGTCATATAATAACACATTTAATGACGATTGTGACAATAATCAAATAGGTGATAGTTTTTATAACAACTCAACAAATGATGATTTTGATGGAAACATCATCGGGGAAAACTTCAATAATAATTATATAACTGCGAATTTTAATAATAACAGAATTGGTAGTGATTTTAACTATAATGTCTTAATTGGTGGTTCTTTTTATAGAAACAATATTGGGAATAACTTTGAAGATAACACTTGGACTAATGGAGATTTTCAAAATAATGAAATAGGTAACCAATTTGCAAATAATAAAATCTATAATGACTTTTATAATAACGACATCGGCAATGGTTATAACAACAATAAAAGCTATTCAAACTATTATCGTAATTTGATTGGTAATGGTTATAATAATAATACTGTATATAACCAATTTTATGAAAATAATATCGGTCAAGTTTTTGGGGGTAATACGATTGGTATTAGTACAAATATAGGGTCATACAATTTTGTAGGGAATAGTATTGGAAGTGATTGTGCAACTAATACAATTAGATATAACTTCCAAAGTAACAATATTTTAAATGATTTTTATAATAATAATATATATTCAAACATATATAAAAACTCAATATTAAATGGGTTTGAAGGTAACACAATCGGAGATTCAGACAATTTAAATCTTACCTTTGAAAACAATCAAATTATGAATGAATTCAAGGGTAATAACATTCAGGGGGATTTTTGGAGTAATCATATTAAAACAAATTTTAAAGCAAACCAAACATTTGCCGAATTTGGTTATAATAATGTTGGTTATAGTTTCTTCGTGAATAATATGAGTGGACAAACAATCAGTAACAATATCGGAGATTATTTTGAATTTAATAATTGTTATGGTTCATTTTCATATAACACAATAGGTACTAATTTTTATAGTAACGAAGTTCTAGATGGTTTTGGTTTTGGCGGAGGTTCATATAGAGGAAATGTGATTGGTAATAATTTCTATGATAATAACATCGGAGAATATTTTTATGATAATACTATTGGAGATAATTTTACTAATAACATTGTTGTAGATTATTTCCAAATGAATAGAATATGTAATAGTGTAATATCTATTGATTTTTCAGAATCAACTCACGTCTACGGATTTTATAATTGCGAAATCTTTACAAGGGCAGGTGGCGGACAAAGATTATCATACTACGACTCAAATGATGTCCTAAATATAACAAACATAACAGAATAAAAATGGCAACAAAATACATAATAGATAATTTATCAGGTCAGACTATAGTTGGTGACCTTACAATTAATGGTAATATAACTGTAACAGGGATTACAAATAATAGAACTTATAGAGCATTACTAACTCAAACACCTATTTTAGTTGCAAATGACACAAGTCAGTTATATGGAAAATTTATCATAGGTGAAACTTATACAATTACAGACTATGTTTCAAATGACGATTTTAGTAATATTGCCTATGTTCAAAGTGGTGTAATAAATCAAACTGGATGTGTATTTATTGCCACGGGGGAGACCCCAAGTTATTGGGGAGATTACTCAGAAATTACTTCGTCAGGTAATCTTTGTGTTTCAGTGTTAGAAAATAGTTTGGGATTTGAAATTAATTGGGGGAAGGTTTCTCCTGGAAGCTACTATACTGGGGGGACTAACCCAATATCTGTAGACACATTCCCAAGAAATAATACAATTGTAAACACACAATCAAAATATATAGAATCTATTGACGAATTTATAATTTCTTTTGTTTCATTAGGGAATATTAATAATCCTGATAGTTTTATTGTGTTAAGTAATAAAGGAGTGACTGATTTAACTAATGCTTTAGATTCATTATTTTACACACCAATTGAAATAATCATAAAGGACTAATAATTAATTTAAAACAATTAAATAATATTATGAGAATTAACATTTTAACAGACAACGATAAGGTAGAACAAGTTAGAGAAGCTTGGATAAATAAAAATGTAATGAAAATACCTTGTTCACCAACAGGAGAAGAACCCGCGACTCATTGGTATTGTACAATGGCTGGGTCTGAAGAACAAATGATGAAGATTTACAATAAAAAAAATTTATCTATAATGGAGTTAGAAATTGGACCAAAAGAATTTCTTAACAAATGGGGATTGAAAATCATAAGGTGATACGAAATTTTATAACTAAAGAAGAAGTTATAAAAATTTTAGAATGGGTAAATTCATTAGAATCGGATAAAGGTAATCCAAATCACCACTTATCTGAAATCACAAAAGATTTAAATGGTAAATCTACTATTATAGATATTTCAAATAATAGTTACACAAACTATATCACAAACTTTCAGTCTGTCAGTCAGGTTTTAAAAATTAAAGTTCCTGATTTTATTGAGTCCATTATTGGCAGATTATCTGAAACTTTAGAAATCCCAGCAGACAATATATTTTTACAAGTTGTTGATATGGACTCAGGTGGTAAGATAACCCCCCATTATGATGCATCAATAGACGGATATATTAATTATAAATGTAATATTAGTGTCTTATCCGAAGACTATCAAATTTTCATCGGAGAAGACGTACTTAATATATCTGAAACCGATTTATATTGTTTTGAAGCATCTCTTTACAAACATTGGACTAATGAATTTAAATCACGAAGAGTGTTTTTAAGTTTTGGGTTTATCCTCCCCTACAAAACCCTAGGTAGAAATGAAAATGACCCAAGAATTAGATTAAGTCAAAGAATATATAAGTATTTCCAAAGGGTATAAATCATTTATTTGGATATTTATTTTTAAATGCCGTCAGTAGTAATTTTAAAAAGTGATAATTTTTCAGGTGATGTTGCTAATATCACATTCTACCCATTAACGGGTGGTAGTATTGATATTGGTTCACAAATAATCCCCTATGTTTATGTTACGGATTACTACGAAGGAACATATAACCTTAATTTTACAGCTCAAAGTCAAAGTTGTGAGGTTTTTGTTTCACCATCAGGACTTACAGAGTTAGTGTTTGGTTTAGGTAGGGGAATATCAATTGATAATAGAGATAAGAATTACTTAATTAAAGATAAAATAACAATTAATAAGAGTCCAATCATATCTAGGTACTGGGAACAAAATGAATGGTGGGGAAACCAAGGAATTACACCACAATGTGTTGGATATTCTTGGGCACATTGGATTGAGGATGGTCCCGTAAAACACGGAGGTACTCCACCTATTGTACACCCAACATTAATTTATAAGGAGTCTCAAAAGATTGACGAGTGGCCTGGAGAAAATTATGATGGTACATCTGTTAGGGCTGGTGCCAAGTATTTACAACAAACAAACCGAATTAAAAACTACTATTGGGCATTTGACATTAACACACTAATTAACACCGTATTAAATGTTGGGCCCGTAGTTGCTGGGACATATTGGTATAGAAATATGTTTTATCCTGATAGAAATGGTAATATTCGTATTGGAGGACCTATTGTTGGTGGACACGCCTATGTTATTAATGGAATTGATACTAGAAAAAGACTATTTAGAATAAAGAATAGTTGGGGAAGGGGATGGGGATTACAAGGTAATGCCTATATCTCATTTACAGATATGGAGAGATTAATAAAAATGAATGGTGAAATTTGTTTGGCCACAGAAAATAATTTTTAACTATGTCACAATACGTTGAATTTTTCGATACAAACTATAGTGGACAAACTGCACAAGTTACGTTTGAGTCTTTAAACGGGTCTGTTTATGATTTGGGTGAACAAGTAGTCCCCTTTACCTTTTATGGTGACGATATTGAACCTAATTTATCGGTTTATGGTAAATATACTTTTTACTATATTAGATTTTATAAAACCTGTATTATTAATGTCTTACCATCAACAACTACAACAACCACTTTTATTCCTGTAACAACCACAACTACTTTTGAACCAATTACTACAACTACCACAACAATACTTAATATTTGCGATATAAGTTATGACTTAAATTTTGTACCTCAGAATACTGAAGTAATCTTTACCTCAACTATTAGCCCTGGGTCTGTAAATGCCGAATATACCCTAGTAACAACTGAACCACTAGATTTTGATTTATCAGTATCATTCCAACATGTGTTAGGCACATTATCTGGTGATAGTCTAATTATTAGTTCGGGAGTTACAATACAAGCTGGCGATTTATCAGGAAGTACACTTATTGTAGTCGATTACGATTATTATAATTTAAATGATACTTCAGAATTTACAAATTTACAATTCTCACCTCAGAATATTGAGATAGGTTTTAATTTTACTGCCGACACCATCTTTACCCCACCACCGACACCTACACTAACTTTAACAAATTCCTCAACTCCAACCAATACACCTACTTTGACTCAGACATTAACTGAGACCCCCACACTAACCCCAACTAGTACACCTACTAATACTCCAACAAATACCCCTACTTTAACTGAAACCCCAACTAGTACACCTACTAACACACCAACATTAACGGAGACGCCAACAAACACACCTACTTTAACTGAAACTCCAACTAGTACACCAACTTTAACACCTACCAATACGCCTACCTTAACAGAAACTCCAACTTTGACACCATCATCAACATTACCTGAATTAACTCCTACACCTACGGCAACAATGGAAACATTACCACCCACAGATAATTTTAATTGGTCATTTGACGACGCTGGAGGTTCCGAGTTAAATACTTATAGAATATTAAAAAATGGGTTAGAAGTTGTTAATACGAATGTTAGTCGTAGTGGTTCATTTATGGTTACGGATAAAGATGTGGTTAGAATTATAGTAAATATGGTCACAGGTGAAAGTGTCACGTCACAATTAGACGAGGATGGAATATTGATATACGATGAAACCGCTAGTAGGTCCCCTCAAGTTTTGGATAGTGGGAATATAACAATAAGAGATGGGTCTAATTATATTGCAACAGGTGTAATAATTAGTAAATAATTTATAAAGTAAAATGGGAACAGTTATAACATTAAAGAGTCAAATTTTTTCAGGAGATGTTGCAAACATTACATTTTATCCTTTAAGTGGTGGTTCTATTGATTTAGGTTCGCATATAATTCCTTACACATTTGACGTTGAAAATTACGAAGGAACCTACGATTTGTACTTTATAAACCAAGGTCAAAATTGTCAATTAATTATACCTGAAACAACCACAACAACAACGGAGCCACCAACATTCAACTATTTTACCGTAGCAAAGAGTTGTGAGGTCTGTGACCCACAATTGTGTGAAAATTTCTTAAATAATAGTAGTGGAGGGTATTACTTTAATTTTATAACTTACCAAGAAATAACCCCACCAATGATACTTACAATAGATGGTTGTTGTATGTATATAGAATCAGTTTTAAATCAAAATTTACCAGGTTATTCCACATTCTTAGTGACTGAAAATCAGTATCAAATTGTGAGTGGAACAATTTCAGAAGAATGTCCAAAATGTCTTTAATTTTAACAATTAGTTTTTAATTTTATTCATAAAAGAATAATTTTATGAAAATTTTTATCCAAATTGCGTCTTATAGAGACCCACAATTAATCCCAACCATAGAGTCAGCCATTGAAAATGCAAAAAATCCAAAAAATTTAAGATTTGGTATTGCTAGACAATTCAACCCAAATGATGGATTTGATGACCTTACAAAATATAAAAAAGATAAACGTTTTAGAATTATTGATATCCCTTATAACGAATCACAAGGTGCTTGTTGGGCTAGAAATCTTATACAACAAGTCTATAAGAATGAAGAATATACTCTTCAGGTTGATTCTCATATGAGATTTGATAAGGACTGGGACGAGACCTTAATTGGAATGATTACACAACTCCAAGAGAAAGGACATAAGAAACCTTTATTAACGGGTTATGTATCGTCTTTTGACCCTGATAATGACCCTGCCGCAAGAATTAAAGAGCCTTGGAGAATGGCTTTTGATAGATTTATTCCTGAAGGTGCGGTTTTCTTTTTACCCGAGACAATCCCTGGATGGAAAAAAATGACCGAGCCAATCCCTGCGAGATTTTATTCCGCACATTTTTGTTTTACAGTAGGACAGTTCTCAAAAGAAGTTCAACACGACCCTGAATACTATTTTCACGGAGAAGAAATTTCAATTGCGGCAAGAGCATATACACACGGATATGATTTATTTCACCCTCATAAAGTTGTTATTTGGCATGAGTATACCCGTAAAGGTAGAACAAAACAATGGGACGACGATAAAAAGTGGGTAGAAAGAAATAACAAGTGCCATTTAAAAAATCGTAAATTATTCTCGATGGATGGTGAAAAATATAATCCTGAAGAATTTGGTGTTTTTGGTTTTGGTACTGAAAGAACTTTAAGAGACTATGAAAAATATGCAGGATTACATTTTGGTAAACGAGCTGTTCAACAATGGACACTAGATAAAAAATATCCACCAAATCCAAATACGTTTAGTACTGAACAGGAATGGGAAGATAGTTTTGCAAGAATTTTCAAACATTGTATTGATTTAGGGTTTTCACAGGTACCTGAAAAAGATTATGAATTTTGGGTTGTTGCTTTCCACGATGAAAAAGATAATACTTTATACAGAAAAGACGCAGACATTAATGAAATTAATAACCTAATGCGTGACCCTGACGGGTATTGTAAATTGTGGAGAGACTTCCAAACTGCAGAACAACCAAAATATTGGGTTGTTTGGCCTTACTCTAAATCTAAAGGATGGTGTAACCGAATCACTGGGAATTTATAATTTTTATGAAAATAGTTTTTTTAGCATTTACTAGTAAAAAATATGATGGTAATCATATTAAAATATCTGACGCTTCATTAACAAGAAAAATGTCTTGTTTAGAGACATGGGTACCTAAAGTTGAGTCATTAGGTCACAAAGTTATTTTTTTTGATGGAGGTAATGATAAACTTACATACAACCCAGTAGACAAGATATTACATTGTGTTTCACCTGAGACTTACGACCATAATCCACCAATCCAAGGGCAGACTAAATCATTTATGTTTGAAAGATTAAAAGAAGCAATAGGATGGGTGTTGAAAAATGAGGAATTTGATTATATTTTTAGAATTGACGATGGGTCTTATGTGAATCATTATGTTTTAGATAATGTTTTAGAAGAATTAGGTAATGCTGATGTATTACGTAATAATTCAGGTGGTGGTGCTGGTCTATTCTTATCAAAAAGAGTATGTAGTGGGTTAGTGAATCATGAAAATTTAACAAACCAAACTATAGAAGATAAAGCTTTGTTTGAATTCATTAACAATGGAGATTTTGTTGTTAAAACGACAAATTTACTTTGTACTCAATATATTCTAGGTGAAAAATTTTTTACTATTCATTATACGAATGGTAAAAGACAATATTTTGTTGAGGATGTATTGGACTACTATTACCAAAATATTCCGATGAAGCGAAAAGTAATTATTGACTCGGATGTTAATTTTTGGAATCACACCCCTGTAAAAACTTGGTATGGTGATGGGGAATATACCGCTATGTGGTACGCCTACAATAAAGATAAATACAATTGGGAGTTCTATGGAAGACAAGTGAGGAGTAGTTATGATTTCAGAGGATTTTGTCCTTTTGGGAAAAACTCTATTCACACATTAGTTATTCCAAATGTTGACATTTTTAAAAACACTAACCCCAAATTAATTGATGAGTACATTAATTCAGTTCAGGAAGGTGGTAGGTTAATTGTCCAATTTGACGGGGAGGTTCAAAATAATTTTAATAATTTAAATTTAGAAACTACCGAAGTCGATGGGATAGACCTTAACGAAATAAGTGAGATGTTTGATTTTAAAGGTAAAAAATGGTTAGTCTTAGATAAAACCCCTAAAAAACAAAGTACGACAATATGTGCAGACACCAATTTAAAAATTGGTGTTTGTCAATTTTATACTGATAACGTATTATATGGTAGGTATACTGAAGCTATTAATGAGAAATATTGTGAAGAAAATCATTATTATTATTTTGTAGAAAAAAATACTGAAAAAATAAGAACTAAACTAGAGGGACGTGCCGCAACTTGGTATAAACCTAAACTAGTTTTAGAAATGTTAGAAAAAAATCCTAATTTAGATTATGTTTTATTTTTAGATATTGATGCGATTTTCTGTAACAATTATCGACGTATTGAGGAATTTATTCATGGTAATTTTGAGGTATTGATGACCGAAGATTTTGGACCCTCAATCGTTAATGCTGGAGTATTCTTAGTTAAAAATTCAGATTTTGTTAAAAAATTTATGCGTGATTGGTGGGATGTTTGTGAAGAATATCCACATTATAAAAACGCACTTTGGCATGACCAAACCTGTTTAAAATATGTACGCGAAAGATTAGACGATAGAACTAAATTTAAAATCATCCCTAATGGTGATTTAAATTCTAGAGATTACAATGAGAATAAATTTATATTCCATGCATTCTCATATGGTAATACCCCATACAGAACTATCGACGTTATTTATCGAAATAAATTCAATATAAAAATAGATACATCAAAATTTATGTTAACACAATTAGCGGAAATTTATCCCACGGATAAACACCACGAACATGACTACTTTAGTAAGATTTATGAAAAAACTTTTTCACCAATAAAAGACCAAATTAAAAAATTTGTAGAGATTGGTGTTTTAGACGGGAATTCATTAAAAGTTTGGTCCGATTACTTTGTTAATTCTGAAATTTTGGGTTTAGATAATAACCCAGAATCAATTAGACAATTTAATAACTTTGAAAGGATTAGTATAAAACTTTTGGACCAGTCTAAAAAAGAAGAACTAATAAAGTTTTCAGAAGAAAATACTGACATTGATGTAATACTAGATGACGGGAGTCATAGGATGTACGACCAACAAATAACTTTAGCAACTTTATTTAAATCAATTAAAAGTGGAGGTATATTTGTGATGGAAGATTTACATACTAGTATTGAAGCCCTGATGCCTGAAAAAGCTTGGTGTAATTGGGGAGACCCTAAAAAAACTACGACCTTACAAATGTTAGAAGAGTTTCAAAAAACAGGTAGAATTTTTTCTGATTATTTAACAGAATCTGAAACAAAATATCTAGAAGAAAATATAAAAAGTTGTGAAATAGTTAAAGTAAGGCCTAATTGGAGTATTACTGCAATAATTGTTAAAAAATAAAAAAATGATAGACAACTCTAAAATTTTTGTTGTTGCTCATTGTTACATGGTTAATGATTGGCAACTCAAACTTGAGGAGCAATTAAGAAAATTAGAATTGTTTGGGTTATATGAGAAAGCTGACGATATTTTCATATATTTAACGGACGAAAAAAAAGAATACTCTAATATTGTTGAAACTCTTAAAATTAAATATGAAAAAATAAATTTTATTCATGGGTTCAAAAATTATGGAGAAGGTGTATTAGCACTTAATCAAGTGTATGAACTATCTTTTAAATATGAGGACGCCAAAATTCTTTATTTCCACACTAAAGGAGTATTTAATAAGTTCAAAAATTTTGTAAACTTTGAAATTGATGAACTTAAAATTGAATCAGAAAATTCTTGGGTTGAGATGCTTGAATATTTTTTAATTGAAAAATGGAAAATATGTCTTGAAAAATTAAACACTTACAACATTGTTGGTGTACATTGTCACAATTTTTGGTATTGGGGAAATTTTTGGTGGGTAAATGCGTACTATATTAGAAATAACATCCCTTTTATGAATTTTTGGGGAGGTTCTAGGTGGCAGTGTGAAGCATGGTTAATGGAGTCTAATAAATTTAAAAACGACACAAAATACTATGAATTTTTTCATTTTTGTTATGACTCACACTACTCAATAATACCAAAATATTTTTACGATGGAACTGATTTATCAAACTTAAAAATTGAGTTGGTTAGTTCTGAATATGGATATTTTAATGAACAACGGGATGAAGGACGCAGTCTTCATAGCCAAGAAAAAATTACAATAGATGTTACAAACATTGTAGAGGAACAACTTAAAAAAAATAATTATAAAAAATTAAACTTATCAAATAACGGATTTGTTGATTATGACCAGTTCTTTAAAACAGATATTGCAAAAGAACTACCAAAAAAATGGAGAACTTATTTTAAAACAAATATTGACCCAGAAAAAACTTATGTTGTATCGTCTTTTGAGGGTTTTTATTTAAATTTAGGAAATACAAAATAATTTAATTATGAATAGTAAAGTTACAATTGTCACCGGATTGTGGGACTTAGGTAGGGAAAACTTAAATGGATGGGCACAACGTAGTTTTGATACGTATAAACAAAAATTTTTTGAATTACTAGAAACTGATGCAAATCTATGTATTTGGATTCCAAGGTCACTAGAGTCTGAGGTTTGGAAAATACGTAAGAGACATAACACCGTTGTTTATTTCAAAGAGCTAGAGGATTTTAAAACGTGGTTTCCATTTTTTAATGAATTACAAAAAATTAGAACAAATCCTGAATGGTTTAATTTTGCAGGGTGGTTAAAAGATTCCCCAC